ATTGGTTACATTCCAACCGCCTTTTCTTTTTGGTTTTCTTTCTAACCTTCTTTCAATTATTAAATCATCTTCACCTTCAATGTTTATCATACCTCTAACCACTAAATCCTTCTCTTCATTGAATTGATTAAATACTTCTTCGTTCTTATCGGTCTTGGTTGTCTTACCAAAGAAAAGAAATTTAATTGCATCAACCGTAAGTGTTGTGTTATGCGATACTATACCATTAGAATAATACTGATGAACTTTATCAACTTGGATATCATATAATGTATCTTTATCATTTAATAACTCAACACTCTTAACTTTAGAAACACCATTAATTGTTTGTACTGGTTCACCAATTTCAATATCTTTAAGAACAATAAACTCACCATCCTCATTTTTTAATCTATGATAGTCAGCACCCTCAACATATTTACCATCTTCAAGTTCACACCTATACACATCAGCATTCTCTTCTGTAATACCGCACCATGTAATATCATGATACCCATAAGGTGTGTCAACTTGAAAACCTAAATCCCCATATTTTTCGTAAATTTCATTTAATTTACCAATTTCAATCTCTTTCTCCATATAACAAATATATTATTTTTTACCTAAAAATTCCAAACATTTATTTAAAATGTTAATTTTATCTTTTTTATATTCTGAGTCCCAAATAGTTAACACTTCAAAACCATTTTCATTGGCTAATGTTATCTTATTTTTGTCTTTAACCCAAATTTCTTTAGCTGTGAGTTCTTTTCTAAAAGGGTTAGGTCTGTCTTCAGCTAAATATTTTTTAGGGTTACCATGATAATCATCACCATTATATTCAATAATTTTATTAGTATTTAAATCAGTAAAGTCGAACCTAAAAAATGATTTATTGTTGTATAATGTGTATTCACCATTATGTAATGCAAAATTTATTTTACGATTCTCCAATGGTGTGTATTCTTTTAAGATTTTAAAAAATAATTCTTGGGATATTTTAGAATATCCAGATTTAAGATTACCATTTCTATATAATGATTTTTGCCATTTATTTTGTCTTTCGGTGAAAATCCTTAAACCTTCTTCTTCACCATGTTCCTTAATACATATTTCTTTTGAAAATGTTTGTTGTCTCTCGCTACGTTTAATTTTAGCTTCTTCTAAAGTATAACCCTTATTCATCCAGTATTCTAAACCAGCACTACCTTTCTTACCAACTGCACTTCTCTTCCCCTCTCTTTCATCCCAAACTTTAGTGCCCTCTTCTTCACCAAATCTAGCTATACATCCTCTCAATGATACTAATTTTTGACCTTCAATTTGAAGTATTGCTTCTTCCTTAGAATAACCTAACTTAACCCAATATTCAATATTAACTGGTCTTAGAGTTTTAATATGTTCTTCTATTAACTCCTCTCCCATACCTCTTTCTAACCAATATTCCTTAGAGTAGGCTGAACCTTTAGCCAAATTTACACCCACTTTCTTTAACCTACTAATTATAACGCTAGGGTCAACATTGAAGACCCTAGCTATATTGTTGGTTGATTCAAAATCATTAGTATACATCTTTACCATTTTATTAATTTCTTCTTCACTAAATTTATAAACTTTACCCATGATTAATTATATTTACAATTTATTATCAATAATAAATATAACCTTTTAACCAAAAAGGTAAACTATTAGTAAGATTATTTTAATTCATCTGGTAAAAACCCTAATTTTTTAACTATTTCATCAACATTATACTTAACTTTAATCTTAGTGTCATACCTAACGCACTTACCACCTTGATTACTTGGCTCTGAATTAACCACTGTAAACCCATTATAATTCTCAACAGGGAAATAGTTGTTAGGACCAAAAGATAAAAAGTTATTAACTAATAACCAAGATAATTTATATTTCTTATGTAACTTCTCTTCTAAATCAATTGTTAATTCACCATTAACCTTATCATCTAAAGCTATGATTCTATTAAAATCTACATTCTTACCTTCTCTATCTAACCATTCTTTAAATAAACCTCTTTGGTAAGGTACGCTCATGATGTTGTTTATGTTAGCACCATCAATCTCTACAGCCTCACCCTTACTATTTGTTCTTACTGGTCTATAAACCACATTAACATTTTGTGGTGGAATACCATATTTCTTAGAAAAATACTTCTTAACTCTAGACCTTGATTCTCTTGAGTAATTCTCAGGTTTATCATCCCAATAAACTTTAATCTTAGCATATGGTGGTACCTTAACCACATCATTTAATATCATTTCTTTTTGTTCCATATATCACTTGTGTTTGAGCCGAATAATCCTTTTTTATTATCACCGTAGATGTCGTCATCCTCATCTTCTTTGTTTGTTGTATTATCTTGAGATTCTAACTCATCTATCTTATCATTTAATTCTTTAATTGTTTTACCTCTCTCTTTAGATTCATCTTTGAATAACTTCAAATTATCTTTTAATTCAGTAATCTCTTCCTTTAAATCATTTATTTCTTCAGTCTTACTTTTCAAAGATTTTTTATGTTTCTTTTCATTATTATATAGAGAATTAATCTCTTCTTCTTTGAACTTTAATTCTGATTCTAAATTTTTAATTTTATTATCTTTTGTTGTATCATTAACATTATTTGATAATTCTTCCTCTAGTTCTTTAATCCTATCATCTTTAGTGGTGTTATTCTTTAAATGTGAAATATTCTTATTTAAATCGGTTATTTTCCGATTAAGTGTTTTAATTTCAACATTCTTTTCATCTTCTAATTCAGACAACATATCTTTGTACAAGATTACTTCATCTTCCAAGTCTTTAATCTTAGTTTCATTAGAATCACTATCAGCATTCATAGACTCTATGATTTCTTGATGATTTTCTTTTGTGGATTCTAACTCCTTTTGTAGGTTATTAATTGTTTCATCGTCTGTCACATAAATTTCTTTCTCAACAATCTTTTCAACCTCCTTGATAGTTTCAATAGGTACTTCCTTTTCTACCACAATCTCTTTGATGATTTCCACAGGAACTTCCTTTTCTACCACAATCTCCTTAATTACTTCGATTGGAACTTCCTTTTCAATAATCTTTTCAACTGGAACTTCTTTAATCACTTCCTTCTCAATAATTTTTTCTACTGGAACTTCGATTTTCTTGATAACTTCGATTGGTACTTCTACCCTCTTCTCTACTATCCTTTCAACTTCCTTAATAACTTCAACAGGAACCTCTTTAATGACTTCCTTTTCTACTATCTTTTCAACTTCTTTAATCTGTGCTGGTTTTTCCCATGGTACCGAACCAAACTTTTCAGATGTAAATCCTCTAGTAACCATACTAGTTATAAACTCATCAACATTTGTTATGTTGTTAGCTTTACAGTATTCCCAGATTTCATTTTTTATTTCTTTAGGTAGTTCCATTATCCGTTTGTTAATTTCTCTTCACCTAACTCTAATTGTTCTAGTGAATTAATCTTAAATTGATAGAACCCATAATCAGTTTCGATATCATGTTCTGTAAATGACTTAGATTCAATATCCCAAAATAAGAATCCATGTTTACCTACAGATTCTCCAAAGTTCTGTTGAACAAGTGAGCTAGGCATTGCTATCGGTGTGCCTTTGTAGTCTAAAATTTGACGCTTATGTATATCTCCACACATTACAATGTTGCAACCCTCAAAGTGTTCTAAGGATGTTGCTTCTGTAAATTCATAACCAATATCTGTTGTAGCACCAATAATAGGTGCATGATATAACCCTATATAAGTCTTATCATCACCATACTCAGCCCTGGCAGATTCAATGTCTGGTCTAGAGTTTTCATCAAAAATAGAATACACGCACCAAACAATATTATCATCTAAGATACATTCAGACTTTTTATAATATCTTATATCTAAGTCTGGTAATAATTGTACCATTGGTGTGATTGAATCCATTCTGTCTTTGTTGTTCTCTAATAAATCATGATTACCAGCAATAATAACCACTGGTGCAATCTTTTCTAACTTCCTTAAGAACCAGGTACCTAGTATTAATAATTCATTGGATATTGTAATTTTCTGATGCACATAGTCACCAGCAATAACAATCCTAACTTCTTCTCTATCGTACCCAGATACTAATTCTCTAATCTTTTTTAGTGTTGTCTTAAACGCTTCACCGTACTCATCATGCATTCGATAAGTTCTGATGTGTATATCAGCTAAATGCACAACGAATCTTACTTTTTTATTACTCATAATCATATAATTTTACACAAATATATTATTTTATAATTTATAAGGTGAGTCTTAATACATCACCATCTTCTAAAGAAAGTGGTTTAAGTGTATAAGCTGATATTATCTCACCATTCTTAATTTCTATCAAGGTTTGGTTTGAAATGTGGAAACCATCTTCCCAATCACCATGTAGTTTCCAAGAAACTGGGTTTAATACTGGCGTATTTTTGGGTAGATTAAATGGTGACCAAGCCACCCCTCTAGTATCAATTATTTTTGATAGTTTTATTTCACCTTTTACTATGTTACTATATGGTATCATTTTATTTTATTTTTTTTTTAATCTTTATCATAAGTTGTATTTCCTTTTCTTAAATGTCTCAATTCTTCCAATTTACCATTATCTCGGTTTATATCATATGTAAAATCACCTATCTCTAAAACGAACCTTTCCTTTTTCATTGGTTCATGGAAAATACCATTTATTAATTCTCTTTTTACTGGTTCTACGAAAGTTAATTCTATTATTTCTTCCTTTTCAATATCACCAACTGGATTAACTTGCATTACTTTAATTTCCATTATTTATCTTTTTTAATTCTTCTTTTAGTAATTGTTCTCTTTTCTTATTACGCTTAATTTGTAAGTACTTATAATCAAATACTTCTTGTATTCTAGGTAATGGGTCCATAGTTAAAACTCTGTTAATAAAATCATCTTCAACAAGATACTCTTTATATTTACCATCAGAAGTTAAATGAACTATAATACAACCATCAAGTTTAATGTTTTCAAATTTAGTTCCTTTAAGCATATCTAGTATCAGTCTACCGTAAAGTGGTAATTGTATCATATAATGACTTAGTGCTGTATCCATGTAGTCTTCAAATGGTTCTAACATTGGTTCTGTATATGCGTGTACTTCAAAATTCTTGGGCTTATTCGTTTTCCAGTCACTTATTAGGAACCCTAATACACCATCAATAAATCTAACCCATACTTTATCTGGTTGTCCTGTATACTCAAGTTCTGGGCTACCTAAAACCATTTCAGTATCTAATAAAACCCATCCATTTCTGTGCATACTTCTTATAAAATTATGGCCAGCATCAATCATTGCGTTACCGTCAGCTGTTTGTTGCTCATCACACTCAAATATAGGTTTTCTAACGTCTTTATAAGACCCATACATGTCCAACAGGTCTGTTTCTAGTAAATAGTGGACCCTAGACCCTTTATTGTTAGCATAATCAGCTGTAGCCCTCCATTGTTTGAGTAATTCGTCTTGTTCTATTAAGTCACCATTACACATTTGCCAAGATTTGTTTAATTCTGGGAATTCTGTGTAAAATTGTTTAATGACTGTTGACACACTGGGATAATTAGACCTAACAACACCGTTTAAGTCTTTCATATAGTACGTATGTGTATCCTCAACAAAGGATAACTCTAATTCTTTTTGTCTATCAGAAATTACATCTCTGATTTCCTTAGCAATTTTATTTAAATCGTCTTTATTTTCCAAAATAAAAAATTATATATTATATTATTATTTATTCAGACTAATATAACACAATTTTACTAAAAAAACAAGTATTTATTATAAAACAGAGTTATGAGAAAATTCATAAAACAAAAACTTAGAGAGAGTTTAAGATATAGTCATGTAATAGGTGATGCGACCAAAGATAATTATAAATTATCCGAGTATAACCTACCTATGTTGTCATTAACTAAAAAAGTTAATACTACTGAAGAAGAAAGGGATATTATAAAACAATTAGACTATACCGATATTGTTTTAGAACCTCAAAATGAAACATCACCAGTAAAAATAAAAGTATCTTTACCTTTAGAAAGAGATTTAAGCCCAGGAATAGCTTTAGACATTGATTTGGTTGGTGAAATGTTCTACCAAATACATATTTCATTAGATGAAAGTCTTAGAAAACTAGGTTTAGGGTATAAGATATATAAGGCTCTTATAATGAATTTTGGTCATGTTTATTCTGGTAAGGGTAGAAGGCTTAATACTTCTGAAGTACCTAGGATTTGGGAAAAATTAAATAATGAACCAGGTATGACATGTGTCTCAAACGATATTGCTGATATGTGTGTTGCTAATAACACACCTAATAAGGATGAATTGTTATCAGCGTTCAATAATTAATACAATTTACTTTCTGGTATCTTGTGTGAATTTCTAAGTAACTTTATAATACCATTAGAACCTAATTTTTCAAATATAGATGATGGGTCATGCCTATATGGTGGAACACAAATCATTATTCTATTATATAGATTCCCAGAATTCAAATCCTTATATACTTCTATAGCATCTTCATAAGCATCATCATCTAATAATATAACAATCTTTGATTTTGCTTTGGTATGTAATAAGTATTTAAGTTTTTCTGGTAATACTTTACCTAGCATTGGTATTGAATTAGGTATTGTTATATGGTCAAACGCACCCTCAACTAAATATATTGTCGAATCCCAATTAATTTTATCCTCATTAAATATTATTAATTCTTTTTGTGCTACTGGGTTTAAGTATTTTGGACTTTTCCATTTATCCCATGCTCTAGCAACAAAATAATTTACATCACCAAACTCATCATATGATGGTAATATAATTCTATCGTGATACTTACCTACAACAGTATAACCAATATTATAATATTCAATCATTTCATCAGTTATACCCCTATCAGTAACATACTTATATGCTGATTCAAAATTAAATTTATCTGAATTGTCTTGAGTTAGTTTTGTGAAACCTTTAGGTAGGTCTATCTTGGTTGGTGTGGCTTCCTTAAAGTCTCTAACATAGTCATTATCTGGTTTTAATAACTTATAGTCTTTTAATATATTCTTATTACCATACCTCTTAATAAGATACGGTATTTTACCATGCATATTGTTTTCTAAACCACACACCCAACACCTAAAGATGTTTTTCTTATAATTTACCGCTAGTTTATGTTTACCTTTACCCTTACCTTGTTCCGCACAAGATGGGCAATCGAATGACATCTGACCTGTCTCTTCGTTGTGTTCGTGAGGGTCACCTAGAAAGCGTTTAAATATGTTTGCAATAATTGACATTATCACAAATATATAAACTTTATTTTAAATTTGCAAATATATTTTAACTATACTGCCCACTCACCTACTTTAGACATGTAACCTCTTACCGCACAATACGCATCAGTCATGTCAAAATTCTCTTTCTTTAGGGTTTTTGTTCTAGTGTATAACCATGTGATTTGTGGTTCTAAGTCTGCTACCTTTTCCCAAACAACAATCTTTTTATCTATATCCCAATCATAACCACCAAATAATACTGGATTCTTTTTGGCGATTTCTTTTTCAGTATATGGTTCACCTTTTTTGTTAAACCTTCTTATCTCCATTAATTCTGGGAAAGCATACTTTCTTGAGTCATATGATGATATAAATTCTGGTACAATACCTAATGTGTCATAAACTGACCTAGATATCATTCCGTTAAATCTAAGAAGTGTTGCTACTGTATTTACGTTATTAGAACGAAGAAGTGGTTCTTCTATAACTACTCTTGTTATACCTACGTCAGCATACTTATTTAAGAATTCTTCTTCAAATATCCTAGCCTTCTCGAAAAGCTCTTGTAGTTTATCTTTTGGTTGCGGTTTAATTTTTGGAGATACATGGTGTAATAATTTTAATTTACCCTTACCATTAATATTTTCAAATAATGCTATACCTATAGTTTTTGTAGATACATCTAAACCTAATATTAAATCATTTTTACTCTCATTTAAGTTCATATAACTAAAATTTATAATTAAAAATAACTTAAGAATAGTAAATGTAAAGTCTTTAGTAGTCTATTTTAACATTAAATGCAACCATATCATCAAATGGTTTATAATACGTACCATTTAACTTAGCAATAGCTATTAAATCATTAGAATTATCGTAAAGACCTAACTCAGTAATTCTAGGTATATCACCATTATTCCAAGTCTTATTTGTAGATACCCCGAACTCACCTCTCTTAGCTAAACAAGTAATAGATTGTGATACAACCGTTCTACTATGGTCATAATTAATTGTTGTACCAGTAGATGTTGGGTCACCTATAACAAAATCATTAACTATTGTTGGTTCTGTTATAACTAGGAATCCTTTGTCTAAATAAGCAATACCAACTGGTGTGTCAGCTGTAAGACTTAGGTTATCATTTGTTGTGAAATTATATCTTTCCTTACCATTAATACTAAATGGTTTGTTTGTTGCATATCCTGTACCCCAACTCTTAGTTGCATCGCCACCGTTAGGTCTAACAACACCGTCTGAGAATAATAATACTCTATTAGGACCAAAAATACTTATGTTACTTGATGTTTCTCTTATATCAGAATCTAATAAAGATGTTGCTCTAGTATTTCTTTCGTAAGTACTATAAACACTGAATGTAGATGCTGTAGTTTCTAAGTCTAATTTTATTGATTTACCATCAATAAGTTCAGAATACTCATTATCATCTATACCAATAACTAAAATTTTTGTTTGAGCTAAACCACTATATGCTGTATCTTGTAAACCACCAATATTAAGCGTTTTACCAGTGAATAAATCAAAATCTGTAGATGTTATAGGTAAATCAAAAGAATGGAACAAGTTAGTTAACGTATCTGAATTAACATCAGCTAAATCAACAATATTTTGTGTTATACTTCCACCACTATAATCCAAAGACTTGTAACCTAAATTACTGAATGATGTGGATATGGCGATTGAAGCTGGGTCAACTGATTTTAATGTAGATGATGGTGAAGCAACTACAAGACTTCTAAGAGAATAACCAACACCCCCATTATTAACATCTAAACCATTATTGTCACCACCCATACTAGGTACTTGACCTATGGTTAGACCACTATAAGAACCATAATAAGCATCTGAGTCACCTAATGCAAAGTTCTTAATAAGTGTATTATCATTACTAACTAATTTTCTCCTACCTGTAGGAGTTAATTTAGCTTTAAGTTCTATTGTTGTTCCAGTTAAAAATCCCATAATTAAATTTTATTAGAAATCCATCGCTAATTCAAGCATTATTGTTTTACCAGATTCTAAAGTAACTGGTTTACTTAATTTACCAATCATAATTAACGAACCAGTAGTATCATAAATACCTATCTCACTAACTCTAATGTCTGGTTCATTTACAGATGAATTATCTCTAGTTGTGTTTCCAGTTCTTTTAAAATCATCACCGTCAATCTCTAAGTTAAATATAGTCTTATATATTGTAGCACCAATATATGTTTCTAAATTACCATAGAAGAATCTTTCATCACCAAACTGTAGTAAATCTGTATTGTTGTTTGGTGCCATGCTTAATGAATCTATAATACTGAATGTTGTTGAACCTGTAACAACGTTAGTGTCAATTAAGAAATCATTTGCAGTAGGGTTTTGATTTTCTAATAACTTAGGGTCAATAGTTTCACCAGGGTTTGTAGTTATACCGCTAGTAGTGAAATCATAAACATTCCAACCATCAGATAATGGTCTTGTATTTATTCCAGATACAATCTGATATAATAGTTTAAATTCTCTAGCAGAGAATCCCATTCCATCATAACCAGACTTCTCTTCTTTTCTCATGTAAGGTAATAAATCAATATCAGATAATCTAAATTGAATATCCTTAGAGTTAGAAGTGTTATTAGTTATCTTAGTATAATATTGACAAGGTAGTGTAGTTGTTAAACCAGTACCCGTACTATTTTCAAAAGTATATGTTAAATACATTGTTTCATTAGAATCTAACACACCATTATTAGCACCATTGGATGAACTAACCATGTTAGCGGCAAGTGATGGTAGTGTCCAGTTTCTATTTGATTTATATGACATTGCAGCAACAATCTCATCATCATCGAATACAACAGTCTTTAATTGTGTAAATACCTTACCAACAACTCTAGGTGTATCACTAACCATTGTTGGGTCTTCAATAAGGTCAACATATTTAATTTCAGAATCAGTAATTAATTTAGTTGTACCTGTAGCTATGAATGTCATACCCATTGTTGTACCACTCTCAGTCGAGTAGTCTCTTCTATGGTACATAAGGTCTGGTAAATGTAATTTAAGTGATTTATTATTATCACCATCAATAAAGAAATACTCACCATAATAATTTGATATTGTGTTATTTGTATAATGTAAAATCGATATTGATTTTTTAACATTATCAATTACTGATTCACCAGGCGTAGCACAAATGTCAGTATCATTCTCTGTATCACCAGAACAACCATAACTAAAGTATGGATACTTTTGACCAGCATACTCATTTGAACCAAACTTCTCATATGATTCATTAGGTGTTGCTACCGTATTATTAATACTAGTACCAGTCATACCAGCTAAGTTTTCACACCAAACATTATTCATGTTCCAAACAGGAACATCTGAACATGAAATATCACAACAAGATGAGAAATCTAAAACGTTAGAATTCCAATATGGTGTTGTGTTTTCAGAACCAAACCCATTATATACTTCATTACTAGTGTAAACAATATATTCTGTTGTTGCTGTTGTTGAATTGACATTTGGTAATTCTCTATCAAGGGTTAATGTATCACCAGGTGAAACTGTTGTACCACTTGATTGAATCTTATACCATAAGTGTGGTGTTGGTGTGGTGTTCCCGTTAACAACTTGACTACCAACTGTGTCGTTACCAATCTTTAATAAGATATAATCACCGACATTATATGTTGCACCGCTATCAATAACTAGAGTAGTACCACCAGTAATACTTGAACCACTGATAGTTCCAAAATATTTTGTGTAGTCATCACCTGTTTTAGTTGTAAAAGTTGTGTGAGTTGAGTTTGGTGTAAAGAATCCTCTTTCAGTTGCTTCATTATTAACAATAGCTTTAATAGTTCTTATTTGGTTGGCGTTTAAGTTATTAAGATTGTCATTGTTATTACTATTTGCAGTAACAAAATGTCTAATATCTGGTTGTTGGTCGACAGGTCTAAGTATTTTAGAAGTACCACTTAATGGTCCACCATAAGTTATTGATGATGATAAATCAAAATTACCTTCTCTATCGTAGTTAATTTCAGAATCACCAATTGCCCAAGAACTAAAATTTAATTGCCCTTGCGCTAATTTTTGCCTACCAACCTCTGTTAATTTTATATTAACGAAAGCACTTGTATTGTTTATAATGTAACTCATATCTTATAAATATTCTCTTTTACCTTATTTTAATAATAAATACTAAAAAATAAACATTTAGTACGAATTATATGCATTTGTTTGTATTGTTATTTCATTAACTTCACTATAAGCTGTAGTAATTATAGGATTACCACATAAATCTATATAACGTTTTTTATTTTTAACTCTATAGTATTGAGTATCACCAACAGAACCAGATAAAGGAATTGTTGCTGAATATCCAACTTGGTTTATTGTATAGTCTACATCAGTACTACTTAATATAGTTCCAAAATTATCACTATCACTAATCTCAACACTAAACAAACCTTCAGTTGTTTGTGGTGGTATTACTATTGACCAGTTAACACCAAACGATGTTGTAAATACATCACCAACTAGTGAACCGTTTGAATTATAGAATACATTAATTATATCACCTAGAACTAACCCACCTTGGAATATAATTCTCTTAGGATTACTAGTTGATAAGTAGTAATCTATATTGTTTGCTAACGTAATACCATTTAATGTTACAATAACATCATTTCCTGGTACTACAGTATATGTTGTATAGAATTCATACCTACCAGTTGTTGTATTAAAGTAAACTGTTTCACTACCTTGGTTATTTGTAGTACCACTTGTTATTGCTGAGTCTATGCTGTACCCATCGAACCTAATACCATTTTTTTCTTGGTTATTAACCAAAGCGTATGTTAACACATCACCATCATAAGTATCACCACTAAGTGTTAATACAGCAACAGTTTGAGCAGCACCTGTTATTGGTGCTATAGTTTGTATCGAATAGTCTTCATTTTGAGAAAGTGTTAAACCATTTAATGATACAATATAACCACTATTAGCTAATGGCACATCATATTGATTAGTAGTACCATCAAGTATAAGACTATTAACTATTAACGAACCTATTTCTCTATCACCACTATCAACTTCACCTAACAATGGTGTTTCAGCTTTTGTGAAACTTACAAGGTGAAAGTCCTTATACGGTTGGTACATTAAGTATTCAGTACCACTCTTTATAGGTGGACTAACTTTTCTATCACCATTTAAATTGGCAAACTGAGTACAAACATCGTGTATATAATAACCCTTAACTAAATAGTCACCATCTAAATCTAATGAACTAACTGGTACTGTAGTTGTGAAAGCACTAGTCCCACTAAAGTTAGACCAATAGAATTCTTCAGACCTGTATGATGGGTTACTAAAAAAGTAACCAACGGTTTTATTAAATTTATATATATCAAACTTAAATGTCGTATTACCTGTAAGACTATTTGTGTTTGCTGTAAATGTGAAGTCTAATGGTATAGTTGTTTGACCAGTTATTACGTGAACATTCGTATCACCACTAGTTAAACCGTTAAAATCTAAATCACAAACTATTTCTGTGTTACCACTACATGTTCCAGTAAATACACAAACCGTGTCTGTATAATTTAACTGAGTACATGTATATCCAGTACCACAAACATCTAAAGAGTAACCAGCTGGACATGAATATCCAGAAGATTCACCTAAATCTAATACCTGTATTCCAGTAGTACCACTAACCACATCACTCCTATAATCAGCTGTGGTAAATATTGTTACAGCACTCAACTGAGATTCGGTTGTCATACTAGTAAGACTAGAAATACCAACATTATATATTTCAGCACCAAATGACGCATAACTACCATTATTTTTACCTTCCATCTCAATGATGTGTTTACCAGATGTTAATTGGACTTCAAATACCCTCCAATAACTAAGTGATTCTGTACCACCAGCAGCATTTTCAGATGTAAAAAACGTCTCTCCATCGAGTCTAAATCTAGCCCAATTATCGGCAGAAAGACCTATAGAATAAGTTCCACTTGTGTTTATATCAATACAAGCTGAAAATCCTATCCATTCTAAGTTTGGTTGTCCTATACCAGGTTCTGTTGTCCATATACCACAATTATTAAGTCTACCATAAAGAGTACTACCATTTGCATCCCATAATTGATTTGTTGAGGAAGCATTAGGTGATATTGCTGTACCACCACTTGTTCTAAGTGTTGTTGAAGTACCTGTAAGAATATACGGTATTTCACCTGTAAGATTAGTACTAAAAAAATGGGTACCATTATTGGCATAACCAGCATTAAGGTTACCAGTAGTCGCTGTATAAATTGTACCATTAAGTGTTGCGGCAGTTGTTGTTGTAAAAACACAACTATCGTCTTCTGGTGTTGGGGTGTATCCGACTGGGCATGAGCAGAATGTCTCACCTATAGTACTACCAGTTACTGGACAGTTATTATCATAATTAATTTCAGTTACAATACTTAAATTAAAGTTTTTAAAATCTTTTTGATTTAATGTATATTGAGTACCGTTAATTGAATAGTCATATCCTAAACTATCAAATGCTGTTACAACAGAACCAGTAAAACTACTTTCAGTTGCGGCATCACCTATATTTGATGAAGTATAAAATATATTAGAATAAACTAATTCACTATCTTCATATATATTTGTACTCCATTCTATGTTATTAAAACATGTACCACTTAACTCATTAGATATGAAACAATCTGTAGTCGCTGTTAATACATTATTGTATGAAACACCACTTAAGTCACATGTTAGTTCAATACAGTCTATCTTACTACCACCAGTCATGGTAAATAAAGGGATATCGAATGTGCAGATATCTGAACTAGTGTTAGGTAATGCTATTGTATGATTCCTAACATTATTTGTGTTTTGATTATATATTCTATCTTGATATCTCATCTTATATAACATTTAATTGTAGTGTGCTAGTACTGAAACAACCTGGACTAGTTATTACTTTAACATATATTAGTGCAGTTGCACTCACATATGATGATGTAGTTAAAATAGGTATTGTTAATGTAATATCTTCATACCATTCAAAAGTAGCTGTTGTATAATCAAATGGGGCAACACTAGATTCAGTTGAGTCTAGGTCAAAAGTAGACAAACCTCCACCCTCATCAGCATTATCATATACTCCATTAAATATTGTTGGTGGTGTGCATGGTATTACTGAACTAGCTTCTGATACTTCTACAACTTTAAACTCACTATCTCTATTATAACTAAGACCAAAATCTCTAGTCTTATTTAAATCTTCACTAGCAATAACCTTCATTAAGTTTTGTATATATGCCTCGTAACAACCAACTTCAAACCAATCACCATAACCAAAAGAACCCTTAACTAGTTTAAACATACTAGTAGTGTCTTTTAAGTTATCAATTATATTTGCATTTATATTTTGTATTAAAACTGGCATACCTATAAATATTTAAAGTCTAGAATAAAATGAAGACTCACCGTCATTATTAATTATATCTATTGTACCTAAAAATTCTGGTGAACAAGTGTGTTGCATTTCCCATACACCAGTAACTTCTCTAGTTTCTCTATTACAATCAAATGTTTCCGTACCTCCAGTAGCGTTTGGTAGTGTTTCAAGTATAACACTAACCGAGTTGTCAGTAGACACCGCACTGAAAGGAAAATCGTTTGATGGGTCTTTCGCCCAATAAATATTATTGTGTCTATATTTATACTTCTGAGTATCAAATACAGTGTTTCTATATTCGTAAGTCGATTCCCATATTGTAGTTGCTGGAATAACTTGCTCTATTAAATCAACCCAATAATTATTTACATTTAAACCAAAGCTATCCATATCAAAATAATCATATTGACTACTTTGATAAACTGAGAAATCTAATGCGTTGTATCTATATCTCTCATAAAGCATTTTAAGTGTCGGGTAAGCACTTATAGTTTGTCTATTCTTAACATCTATTAATTCACTACTAATAGTGTTTGTAAATTCTTCAACAGAATCAACTTCAACTAAATCAGTAGTTAATTTACCACTAAGGTCTATACAGTCATCACCACATTGTGGTAATGGACAACAAGCTATGCCCCAATAATCCCTTTTCCATTGTTCTGGGTATGACCAATATGTTGTAATTTCTTGACCGCTGAAATAATAAAATATTTCATTAGTGGCACACATCACTTCATTTATTAGTTGGGTGTAGTTATCATATATTTGAGGTGTTAACTCATCCATTCTGTATTGGTTAGCTAAATCCCAAAAGTTGGTATATCTGACATCTGTTGTCATTCCACTAATTGTTTGCCATGCTGTAGTGTAACCAGTACAACCACTAAGACCAGGTTCAGCTGATAATGCCAATCTAAGTTCATTCATAGCCTTAACAAAAGCATCTTTAGTAGCTCTAGCGGTTGTTTGAAGGTCACTCCAATCACCAATAAGTCTATAATCTTGGTTATCGCAACCAATAACATCGCTAACTGTATAATCACATAAATCAAAAAATAGTATCATATTGTATCTTGTTTATTCACCATCACCTATTATGTATTTTTTTACCTGGAAATCTGGTATATATTTATTTGCAAATAAGAATGGTTTAATTGCTAGTATAGCTTCATTATAGGTTTTAAGTCTAGCATCCCTCCTAGCCCTTCTTGTTATTTGCAAATCTTCTATAAGGTTTGCAATGTCATTCGTACCATCACTTGTGTCTTCCCAATCATTTGTTAATGGGTTCCAGAAATAATATGTTGCGGCTGAATATGGTTCAACACCTCTTATATCACCTGGATTACCAGTTATACCTGTAAGTGTTGTTAGACTATCAACTACTGGTTGATATGTTACATCACTGCCACTAAACACAACATTTAAAGAATTACCACTAGGGCTAACTGTGTAATATTCAGTATATGCTGATGCATGATACCAATAAACCATTGGTATATTCTTAATGTCAGCTATACTGTAACCACCTAATACAGATGTATCTTGTTGCAGACCACTAATACTAGTTACTGGGTATTCTGGATTCTGAGCGTCACTCCAACCTATAGACTTAATAAGATTATACTCGTTTAAATCTTTTGCATAACTATCTCTATTAGCCCTGTACAAAATAGATTCATCTTCATCACAACCATATAAATAGAATGGGTTGTATAATGATGTTGTATCACATGCACCAAACGTTTCAAAAATATCCTTAGTCCATATACCAGAATAATCTGTCATTGTATCATGTGGTAATGGGTAATCTACTATATTTTTAACAACATCACATGTTGCTGAATAAGAACATTCAACTGGATGTGAATAATACTCATCACTAGTTATACCTGTTGTTGTACCAGTAGTTGCACTACAAGTAAGTATGTTATTATCTTGCATATAACACCAAATATCTTGTTCAACAGCTCTAGCTGGTGAAAGATTTAAATCAACTTCCTTAGTGTTAATAACTAATTTATGATGATTAACATCGTATTCTGCTGGTCTATATTTTAAATCATAGAACCTTTCATCCTTTGTATCTAAAGCTACCCATGATTTCTTATTATCAATAATCTTGGTTACTTCAAACTTAGGTGGTTCTGAAATAAATGTTTCAACATTATTAACAGTCTCACATCTCTTATTTAATTTAACTCTATCTAATAGTATTTGGAAATCAGTACATGTATTATTAACATAGAAAGCCATGTTGATATCCTGATTAATAATCTGATTAATCGTTTCTTGGTCACATATTGTTTTCTCAAACTTTAACCAACAAGAATCCCACCAACCACTAATTAGACTTTCTAGATTAGGTATATCTCTTTCTTCTTCTGGAACTATATCGTATATTTCGTTAGCTAAAAGTTTTAACAAATATTTGTTACAAGCGGTTTTTTCGTTAGTTTGTTCATCACAAAGGGTGTTTAATGTTGTATTTTGGTCACCTATTATAATACCTGTGGCACCACTACTGGATTTAATATATTCCCATAAGTTACCCTCACCAATATTAAATATATTTTCTTGGTATACTGGTTGACTATCAACTTCAATAGCAAAAGAAATGCTGAAATTCTCAAACAAGTCAACATACGATGTACAAGAAGCTTCATTTGTGATTGTAGTTGTTTGACTTTCTAGAAATTCTATTTCTTCAGTTATTTCTTCATTTTCTCTTTCTAATTCTTTAATTACTTTTTTATAATATTCTATTTGTTCTTCAGCTTCACTTCTAGAGTATATAGTATACTCACAATCTGTTGTATATAATTCTTCATTTATTGTTGCTTGAATCCCTTCTAATTCAGTTATCTCAGAGCAACCGTATAATGTTGTGTTTGAACCGTGTGCGTTAAACCAAGTTTGATACGTTGATGACCCTAACACCTCTTCCCAATAAACAAGACCTCCATCTGTTAAACATAGTTTCTTGTTTATTGATTCTCCAGTTCCAGGGTCTATTGTACCATCTATTGGGTCATCTATTGGGACTCTCCCACCACAACAGTAAATACTATCGTGTATATCTATGACTCTACCTGGGTATTCTGAAACTCCATAACAAACATCACCTTGTGTTTTACACCCTCTATTTGGTTCTACATCTTTAGCCATAATTATTAACTGATACCATCATTGTTATATGCACTTTTAATTTTAACACCATCATACAGTTGAACGCCTTCACCAAAACTGTCAATATTAGAGGAGCTTTCGTTACATTCAACAACATACGGTGTTTTTTCTAATTCTTCTATTAATTCTTTATACCTAGCAATAATTTTTTGATTTTCTTTAAGTTTTTCTGTTAATTTAGTCACTTGTTCTTCATTAACATTTGATACTGTTGTAGTTGTTTCACTTGTTGCTTCAAGTAAATCGGCACAATCAAACTTAAACATATAATCAAATGATACATCTAAACAACATGTTTGGTTTTCATCAATATTAAATAAAGTACCATGGTTACCTTCTGGGTTTAATATGATTTTAAAATCATTTTTACCTTCACTTTCTGTTTTCCATAAACATTTTTGATTAACTATATCAAAATTGTAACCTAAAGCTTCACAACAAGGTTTAGTGTTGATTCTATATGTCATATTCCTATTTTCATAATCAAATAGAAAAACAGAGCCACTAGTATCTTCAACTAGTGTTAACTTGTTACTTACTATACTTTTTCGTGTTAAACAACTGGTCCTATAATCTTTTAAATCAAACTTAAACATTTCTTTTATATAATTATCTTTTAATATACTTTATTTTGTCATTTAGTAAATCTTATTCATAAAGAGATTTAACAAAGCTAGGTATTGTTTCACTATTACAATTAATCTTACCAGCTTTTCTATATCTAAATAGTTTATAATAATAATTAGTTTCTTTAGTTTTTCTTTCACCAAATTCAAATAACCCTTTTTCATTTAATTTACAAGCATACCCATTTTTATTTGTATATGGGTCTAAAATAACTTCTGGGTTTGTATTTGTTGGACAGAAACATGAATCAGCTTCATTAACAACTCTATTATTACCTTCTGGGTCTATGAATTTTAAGTAATAAAAACCATTAAGTTCGTATTGGTCTTGTATTGTTGGTCCAGCTAACTCCCACTTACAAGAAAGTGTACAACCACAACCCCTTTTACTAATATCTTTTATAATACCTGGTGATTGGCAACAAATGTAACCTGTATTTACTTCGGTTAATGGCATTCTACGAGTAGTTATTTGAGTGTTATCGTTCCCTATGAAATATGATGTTACATAATTTGTGTGTAGGTAAGAATACCCCTGAGCTTTCGCATCACAACATACTGGGTTTACAAATTCAGTATTAATATAAAATGGCGTACCTAAATTATAAAATGTTTGTTGCCAGTAAAAGTAATTTTCACCTCTTATGGTAATATATTTATTTTCTGGGTCTAAATTAACATTTTCACAATCAACAACCTCCGTAGTTTCTTGCTTAAGAAGTGTTACATCAATAAAAAGTGATTCATCATCTTCTGGGACATCACACCCACAATCAGTTAATTCAGGTTCTGGACATAAATCTTCATCTATATTAGTTTCTAATAAAACAACATCTGATAAATCAGCACCATCAAAGCTCTGAGCGTCAACATAAGTGTTGCCACTATATTGATTCATTAAACCACTATTGTAATTTGTAAATAAATTTGTTGTTCCAGTAGTAACTGTTGTTGATGTAAGTGTAAATGCCGAAAAATTAGGTATTATATTATCTAACTGAGCGATATATTCCTTACCGCTATCATATGGACCAACATGAGGGTTATTACCTACTAATGTGTATTGAGTTGCAGCTGAACCAGCTGTTTCTCTATACCATCCACCACCTTTTTGGAAGTACATATCTGGTGTATCTCTAAAAAACTTAGGATAACCTTCACTATCAACATTATAATTTTCTAAATCAGTATCTAAATCATTATATTCTAATACCTTATAGAATAAATCCATATCAATAGGTTCTTTAACCCTGTATATATACTCATTGAAGTTAATTAGACCATCTGGCGTACCAATTAATTTAAAAAAGAACTCAATAGGGTTTCTAGTACCCTTAGTTTTCCATATATGAGCTGAATTTAATACAAGTCTTCTCCATAATTCAACTTCAGCCTCTTGTGGTGTATATCCCCTACTATAACCTGGATATGTTGCTGTACCAACCTTCAAGTAGTTAGTTATTAAATCATTACCAACTAAAGAAGATGTTAATTCCCAACCAAGTATTCTAGCTAAATACTTAACCAGTTGGTCTGGCATATTATTTTTCTTATCGTATGTTACAATATTAGCGAATTTAATACCATCAATGTATTTTTTAATTTCATCAAACTCTCTACCATATATTCTTAGAGTTTTATTTACTTTTTCACCTTCGCTATCGATAGTACCACCATCACATGTTGGTGCTGTATCGAAGTCAGTTATAGAATCAGACGTTAAGAATCTAATTATTAAATCTGAACATGTAGAATCCTTAGCGTTTGTTACCTCTAATAAATCTGAAACATAATTTATGTACTCAGTAGTGTTAAAATCAATATTATAACCATCTGTTACTGGCCAAGTAAGTTTCTTACTAGTACTAATTATATCACCACCATCCGTTTCAATTTTGTATTTATACGTTGAACTGTATTTTGGTGATGTAAACCTGTTTAATAGGTTGTTCTCAAACTCACTTAATGAATTAAAATATTTTTCCTCTGTTAATTCATTTGGTTTTATATGATATTCTATTTGTCCACTAGTAGAACCACTAAATGGGTCACCTATAACTCTAAAATGGATAAAGTCATCTGTATTACTAGTTGAACCTGTAAACTCTATAACGCTATACTCTTTATCATTAGTTAAAACAGAGTAACTATCATAACTAACCGATAAATTTCTTAACATATTATCTTGGTTAAATGTGTTAAGGGTTGTACCGTTTTGCTTATAATTTATATTAAAATTATTAATTATAAAATTAACATCAACTCTAAATGTAGAAGTGTCTGTTATAACATCATAAGAATAATTGTCAAAAGTATTACCAACTACCGTTTGAAAACCACTATCTCTTAATGGGTTTAAATATAATGATGCTGGCCAATTAGTTATTATATTCTCTAAACTAACCCTTATGTATTCAGTTGCTGAACCAAAATAAGCAAAACTACATAATTCAGAACCGTCTAGGTTAAGAGTAGTTTTAATGTTATTATTTAATAATGTATTTGATGAATCGCTAGTTAGGTCTAAGGTTTGTAATGTATAAAATTTAGTAAATTTCTTCATACTAAATAATCTACTTATTCTACCTTCAGTATTTACTGTAGTTACAAAATTACCAAACGTAAATGTTGAGTCAGTTCCGTCAGCATCACTTGTTAACTGATTACCAACTAAATCATCACTAAAGTTTCTATACTCAATTCCGTTATCGTAAAAAACTCTTTGAGCGTAACCAACTACTTTTATTCTATCATTATTATTAGGCATACAATTATACGTTTGCTATATCATCAAATCCCTTAGTGAAATCAATGTTATTAAATCTATTTTCTTTAACCTCAAATAATGGTTTACCGTCAAACCTATCCTTAATTTCAAATAGGTTAAATTGTTTATAAATATCATTATTAAAGTTGTAGACAGTATAAATACCATCTTCAAGACTCTTAGTCTGATTACCAAATAATCCAATAGCTAATGACTCAACATCGTAATCAACCATTTCAACCTCTAAAACAAATGGTGTAAAAAATGTATTCGTTATTATTACATCCTGATTTGGTGTGCCAATGAATGGTAATACATTTGGTTTAACATTCGTAGGTGAAGACGGTGAAACTGTACAAAACACTAAATTAGACGAATCCTCAAACCTATATCTAATAGCTTTTTGACTTGTATCTGATAAGTTCTGATTAACAGGTTCTGATTTATTATTTGAAGTAATTATTCTAAAAGTATTTTTAATTTTTCTATCTTCAGTAGTTGTGTTTGTTGTAATATACTCAACCCTATAACCAATAAGATTATTGTTTTGGAATTTATCTAGGAATGGTGCTAAATTAATATCTGTTGTATCAAAAACAATACCCTTAACATCTGGAAATGCTGATAGTACACCACAATCTGAAATTCTAGTTCTTATTTCAACAGGTTTAAATACTATAGTGTATATCCCTTTATCACCAAATTCAGTTACAGGTAATCTAAGTGTGTATAAACCACCAAATATCTCAAATGTATTTGAGAGGTTATTTGGGTTATTAATAGGTATTAAATTACCAGAATCTAGTTTAAAAACATTAGTATTTTGACTCTGCCTATTTGGTGCGTAAAACACAGTTATCTCCACGTCACTTGGTGACATGTCTGCGGGTCTAACTGTTCCGTAAATTCCTGTTGCCATCTTTTATTAATTTTAACTCTTTTATATAAATATCATTACTTTATTATTTTATAGTAACCATTACCATAATTTATTAAATCAGACATATTCTTAATCTCACCCATCTGTAGGTGACTTTGGAATGCCGAATTTATACCTCTATCTATATCAACATCACTATACACTGTAGGTGTTGTTGTTATACCAAAAAGATATTCTTGTTTCGTTATAGCTGAAAGTGTTGTGTTTGTATTATTAAAACCTTCACCTTTATAATACATCTCAGTTACTGGTATGTCTATATTACCATTAATACTATCTACTATAGGTCTTGTTAACCCACTATATGTTTTATAAAATATACCTCTAGTTTGATTTGGGTTATTTGGGTTTATTGTATAACTATCATCACCACCAATAACATATGTAATTGGCATCTGATTATCGTCACTAACCACTCTGTCTACAGCTGTATATGAATTACCTTGGTAGTCGTCAACAGTATTATTAGACATATTAAGACCTGGTTGATATACTTGTGTAAATGAATAAGATTTAACTAAATCTAATTTATCTCTGGTATACCCAGTTATAAATAAAGATGGTGTGAAATAATCTGATAGTGTTTTATTTACATATCTAACATCTGGAGTGTATGGGTCCATTATTGTTGTTGTATTAGTGTCTGCTGTAAATTCTACATTAGTACCAATACCCATATCATCCATATCTTGTTTGAAAAATACATTAACATAGAATGTTGTTGCGGTCATTTGACCCCAAGTATTCTTTTTCCTACTAGTGTAGTTATCTAATGATATTTTTCTTTTTATTATCTCCATTATTGAACCTTTATCCTATATAATTGTACTTGTACCTCCCTTTGGTTATTTGAATTAACATTACTACTATAACCTTTATCTATGTAATATCTATACCCATCAACCTCTCTAGTTAATATATATTTTGTGTATAACCTATTGATAGGACCTGGTTCTATCAATTCGTTTATTGGTAATTCAACGTCTGTACTCATTAAATTATGTGCCTCACCAGTCTTAGCGTTTAAAAAACTTGCTCTCATATATATCTCTTTACCAACAGTTGGTAATACTTCGTCTTTAAAATAATATAAAAAGAAGCCTTCACCGTTCTTATCTCTATTTTTAAGTGAATCACCAAGTTTAAACTCTAAGTTTATATTGTTAGGGTCTTGTTCTGTTTCACCAATAAGTACCTTAGGGAATAGTGTTATAAAAAATAATAAATTTTGTTTTGTATTAGAATCACTATCATAAAAATCTAACCTTAAAAATGTTTTAGTAAATGAATTTTTAAGGTTTTGTATATCTTCTAATACAAACTCAGCATTACCCCATGTAGTTGTTGCATAATAATCTTTGTTATCATCATATAAGTTAACCACATATGTTACATCATCAATTAGATTTTTGTCAATATTAATTGGTAAGAACTTTACTTTTTCATAATCAATTATTTCATTTATTGATTTCTTAACTTCAACATCAACAAATTCATTTTCAATAATCTCTGTTTGACCAGCTAAACCAGGGACTTGACTAGTAGGTAAGTTTATGTTGATACTACTATCATCATTTAATGGTCTAATTATTTTATACTTATTAACAAACATCTTCACTATTTTTAGTTATAAACTTATCTGTTATTCTTTCACCTCTTGGGTCTGCTGGGTCATCTTTATCAGAATCACCCCCATAATACAACCCATATAAGTTAAATGGGTCTTGTCTTTTCATAACAAAACATATGTTATCATAAATATAATGAGAATTGTTTGTGAAAGGATATTCTAATGTTTCACCATTAGCTAATGAAGCACCAATCGTTAATAAATCTCTCCAAATATACTTACCACCATTTAACTCTTCAGAATAATCTGGTATATTACCAGTAGTAGCTGTATACCCTTGCTCTATGAAACTAGAATAAAGTCTTATAGGTATTTCATAATGTGGTTTATACATGTACCCTTCTCTTCTAGGTCCCTTTGCTAATGTATTACTTTGTGTACTACTATCTCTTTTACTAGTGTTAAATCTATGTAACACATCACTAAGAATATTCTCAACTAATTCAGTCTTATTATATTCAACAACATCACCGTAAAACTCAGTATCTGCTGATAGGTCCCCCATCTTTACATCTGGGTTTAATGGTGTGTGTGTTGTAAATGGTGTGGAACTACCATTATGTATTCTCCTTATATTAGATAACTTTATATCATTTAAGTTCCCAGATAGATATTCTAAGTCTAAACCAGATTTAATTTTTGACATAAAGTTATCATCTCTAGTCTTAACAATCGTTAAATATAATTCACTTAATGGTCTACCTAAATTATCTTTAAGGTCAGATATATCAACTTCTTTATTAAATGTTACTTGATAATTTTGGTCATTAAATATTGTGTTACTAAAAGCCAATGGGTCTATAGAATAATCTATATCAGTAAATTTTTTAAACTTTCTTAAATAATACTCAGATTCATATCCATTCACATATCTAACCATTCTACCAGATATGGTGTTAGTGGTGATAACGGTTGGGTCTACATCTATTGCAAAATAATTTTCTTTATAATCACCATTATCTAACCCAACCCTCTTAACAGTAAATTCACCGTTTAATTGGTTATCACTCATAGCGCTAATTCTAACTTTTTCACCAGTACTTAATCCATGTCTTGTTGCGGTACCTAACGCAACCATTGATTTACCACCAACTTCAACCTCTTCAATATTAACGATTAATAAACCGTCTTTAACTATATGGTGTTGGTCATCAATGCTTGATGGATAAGTAATACATATATCCCAATTCTTTTTAGTATTTGAATTTAAATCAAACCTTTTTTTTGTTGGTTCGATATTAAAAAATTTTTTAATACCTGGTTTAGTTATATCTGGGTCTATAAACCCAAACCAACCATCTCTTTCTATTAAATTTTCATTTACAGATTCAAGATAATTTAGTTTTTTATACTTTGAATCAAATTGTTCATTAGAATACGCATTTCTTTTAAAAGTGTCTTGGTCGAATATATCAAGTCCATTACCATTTTCACTACCCCCATTATCAGAATCCCAGTTTGTGGTACCCGCTGGGTTCATTAATACGTTACTAAAAAGTGGGTTAATAGTAAAAATAAAACGATATCTAGTACATAAATTTCTTTCAATATTAAGTTGTTCACCTACATTAAGAACATAGTTTATCTCACCTGGTGGTAATTCTTTGTCATTAGCAACAAAGTTTACATTTGTGAATGTATTTATATTCACATCACTCTTAGATTTACTACTATTTAAATTAATCTTCTTCCTTTCCATTATGGTAAATTAATATATTGCTCTTTATTACAGCCATTATCATCTGTAATATCTATAACAGCAGCATTAACACCTTGTTTACTTAAAGATATTAGTTCTATAAAAGTATGTGAACCAGCACTAATATCATTTAATTCATCTATTGGTGCATCAGAAGGGTTAGTTATATAATCATAGTCATATAAATCAACATAATATGGTGGTGTACCACCATTAATTGTGAATGAAACTTCATATCCAGTACTTCCAGAGATAACTGAGGGTGTTATAGTAATAGCTGGTGGTTCGGTTATTGTAAACCCTTCTGTAACTGATTGGTTTAACGAGTCAGTATATGTAACTTCGTAATCACCAGCATATAAATTAAATATTTGAGTATCACCTGTTAGTATGATACTTCCATTTGAGTCTTTCCATTCAATTGTTGAGTCTCCAGTACCACTACCATCTTGTGGATAAAGCGTTGCTGAACCTGTTTGGTTAAAACACGTTGGTGATTCACCTGAAACAGTTATACTAGGTAAGTCTGGTTCAGAAAATGATACTAATTCTTCACATTGTGTTTGTATTATACCATTATCTTTAACAACAACTTTATAATCACCAACACCTATATTAGAAAAAGTTGTACCCATTGCTACTGTTGTTGTGTTATTAATAAGGTTATTTGTGTCGTTATCATATAATTCATATGTGTACCCTGGCACACCACCTTCAACATCAATTATTATTTTACCATCATCTTCACCGTTTTTTGTTATAGGTTCAATTGTTACGTTACATTGAACACCAGTAGGTCCGCTTACTTGAAATGAACATTCTATTACATTACCGACATTATCAGTAGTTTTAAGGTTATATGTTCCAGAATACAATTCAGTTATTGTTGTAATTCTACCGTTATTATTTATATTATTACTAAGTGGGTATTGTTGACCACCAAATGTTGGTCCATTCCATTCATAAGTTAATGGTTCAACACCACCAATAATTTCAACCTCAAGTGCACCTGTTGGATTATTACCATCATCATCTGCTATTGAGTATTCTAGTTGGCATTGGAAGTTATCATCAACTTCCTTAATACAAGGTGTCAAAAATTCTTTATTTAACTTAGTTAGTGCAGTATTATTAGACCTTAAACCAAAATAAAAATAATATGAGTTTTCGTATTGCCAAATAGAGTCACTATCGTCTGGGAAAACTCTAAAACTTCGATAGTTTTCATCATTGTAGTCGCTACTACTGCTACCATCAGCGGCTAGACTACCACTATCAATATAAACTAGAGGTACACTTGTACTCCCAGTTGAATTTAAATAAGAAAAAAGACCTCTAACAAATGGGTTTTCAACATCTTGATTATTTATTTTACCGTTTATTGGTCCTTTACCTTCATCTTCTCTATTTTCATCAAGACCCATACCTAATTCACATAATCTTTTCACATTATTACAATTTCTATAGTCACCCTTTAGGTAAATTCCTATTGGAAATAGATACCCAAATTTAAATAATAATGTTTCACTATCACTAATACCAGAAGTTTCTATTGTAAAATCTACTTTTTCATCAAGTAATGGTGGTATATTAAATGTCGTGTCAACTAAAAATCTAGACATCTGTGGTTTACCTTCCCAGTCATATTTATTTATGGAACCTAAATTAATAATATCTGTAGCAAACAACTTATATTTACTGTGCTTTGAGTGTGATGCATAATATAATTCACTATCAGGGGTTCTCTTTATATACCCTTCTTTTATCTTTTCTGCTCCACCATCACCAAAACTACTTAATGAATCAATATTACTAAAATTAAATTGTTCGGGTGATTGTGGGCAACTATCAATAATAAAATTATTTTTACATTTATTATCTATTTCACTATCATCATTGTAGTCGCCTAAATCTATATTACCACATTCTATGTCACAAAATTTTTCACCATTACTTTTATATTTATACTGTAATAAGAATAAATATAGAGAACCGTTAACCCAGTCATTATAAAAATCAAGTTTAAACATGTTTAAAGAATCTGCAAGACTAACAGCAGAACATCTTAAATATTCACCTACTATAATAGAACCATTTTCACCACAGGCTTTAGTACAATCAATCTTTTGACCAGCTTCATTATTTAGCTGGTAACAGTAGATTTTATTTGGGTCATCCTCACTCCCTGGGTCTCCATTGGCGAGCGACCATATAAAATATTTTACATTACCACAGCTTAATTTAAAGTAAGGGATTAAAGAATCAGCTTGATATTTTTTACAGGCTTTTTTATCACAATCACTACAATCCAAATTTGGATTATTACATAAATCACTTTTATCGATATCTGATAAATCAGCATCTAAATCTTCATAATAAGCTTTAGCACAATCAATATCAGTTTGATTTTCATCTTTTTGATATAATTTATAACACCTACAAGCAGCTCTCTTTTTCTTATTAGTTGGCCACTGTATTAAACAACCTAATTTTTGTATTCCCCAAACTGCCTTAACTAATGGGGTTAATATAAGGTTTAATAAATATATTACCGACCTATTTAGTATCCAAACAATAGTAGTTATAGTGCTTAGTATTGCCAATAAAAAAAACGCTAAAACATCTACATTAACATCAATTCTATTAAATGGGAATGGACTGTTACTCCCTGGGTCATCGGTAACTTTAATACCAATAAAATTTCTATTATCAATCTGCTTATTTGGTTGAACTCTAGTTATTAGATTTTTAACACTATATAGTTTATTCCAAGATAATTCTGTAAAACTTTCATCTTTGGTTGTACTATCAAAAGTATAATCAGCCTCTTGATGTGATTCTGGGTTGTTTGGTATCAAGAATTTAGCTCTTCTCCTTAATTTACCTTCTGTTCCTGAAACATCCATACCGATTCTAAACCTAACTTTTGATTTGGTAGGTATACCAATCTTAGGGTTATTAGAAGGAACTAATTCTCCAGATTCAGACGTTACCTTATATTCTAAGTTCATTGGTATCTGATAACACCAAACACCATTTTCATCAATAACCCTACCACCTTCAACATCATACCTTTCTATAGACCCTGTAGGTGTTTTCCTAATCATTTCAATTTTACCTGGACCAGTTGTTAATTCGTCCATTTTACCTAAATTTTTTCTAGGTCTACAATTCTTATTGACACTATTTTTTTCGCTGTCTGTAATAACAGAGCCCATAAATATAGCTACAGGGTTTATGTTTGTTAATAAATCAACATCAAGCCTTGTTATACCAATTTCAAATTGTTCTTCATCACCCCAAAATGGTATTACATTAACAGAAACTGGTGATACTTTTTTTAATTGCACTGGTGTTACGGTTTCTTCTGTATTTTTAAATTGACTAGGTGATTTGAATAAGTTTTCATTTGACCCTTCACTAATTAAATTATACGGTTTTTGACTTAAGAAACCTATGTCAGATAAATCAGCTTCAACATGTAGGTTATACGAACCAACTGGAATACCAAAAATCATATAGTCACCAGAATCGTTTGTTGTAGTTGTAAACTTATAATATTTACAATAAATCATTTCACTTTCTGGGTTATCTTGTATTTGTCTTTTTGATTCAAATCTACCTACCGTAGAATAACATTCGTCCTTACCTACATTGTTTGATGGTAAAAGACTATAAGGTAAACCTTCATCATCCTTATCAGTCACAACTTCAAATGGGTATAAACCAAATATTTCTGGGTCTAGTTTATCTTCTTCATCTATCGGTATAAAAATAGATACTTTAGCGTTAGGTACTCCAACACCATTATTAACTATTACTCTACCAATAACAACACCATAGTCAGAACTAAACCTTCTATAGGTTTCATCTTGGGATATTTTTAACGACAAAACCTCAATAAAGTCAAAGTCTTGATTTATTGAGATATTAATATTTTGATTTACACCTCCTGGTGTTGTTCTTAACCTGATATTATTAGACATATTTAACTTTTAACATCATCCACATATAACAATTCGATTTCAGATTCATCTAATACACCATCGTCATCATCATCATCATCATCATCATCATCGTGTTCATCTTCTTTATTTTTTTTCTTAAACATATTAGTTAGTTTTGATATGTCTTTAGCAACATCCATAATACCGTTACTGAATGATACCTTAATTGACATATACAAACCAATAGGTATTGCTAATACTGTAATAATAGCAAATAAAAAAACTGATAATAAAATTCTTAAAACAAAATGTGTTACTTTGGTTATAGGACCTCTTTCAATCTTTAACTCATTTAAACTAGTAACACTATTATTCTTATTTTTACAATTACAACCCATAACTTAATTTTTATACCTTAATTATAACAATATTTAACCAAAAGTGAATAATACCGTATGATTTACTTTACCCTTATTTTCACGTCAGTTTCTGGATATTTTATCTCAAACATACCTATTGGGTCACCGAAAAGTGTGTATTCACCCAATAAATCTATTTGTCTTGTTGCATCATCAATGTATGGTTGTGGTATCTCATTTGATGAGTATTTACCTTGACCAACCTTATTATAAACTCTAAGGTCAACAACATTTAAAACACCAGGAACATTATTAATATCCTCAATTAGTTGAGCTAAATAAATGTTATCACCCATACCCCACTTATTTATATCAAAATAACTTGTTATCGTTGATATAGCTTGAGTTATTATTTCTGATTGTGAAAACTGCTTATCAACAAATAAATCAACTTCAAATCCTAAATTATATACTCTACCATTATCAACTTCAACATAATCATTAAGCATTCTATAATCAGATAAATATGTTGCTATATTTCTCTTAAGTGTTGTTGTTGATGTTGTACTTAATTTTGAACCGCTATCAAGAGTTAATGTATATATTTTAACCTTATTTTGTTCTTCGATAACATTATTTCTAAAAGGAATTCCAAATTCACCTGGCATTAATGCTATTCTTGTTTTATAATCTTCAATAGTTACACATCTTTCTTGAGATGCGAAATTATATCTAACTAAGTTTCTTAATTCTTCAATACTAGGTTCATCTTTACCACCTAAAGCTGGTAACGGGTTATTTACTTTCAATGAATTAATTACTTGTTGGTTTATTGTAGTATTTGACCCATTAACAAACATTTCTTTTTTAGTTACAGTAGATATTGTGTTAGGTCCAACATTAGTGTCTGAACCACCACCAACTCTATAAGAAATAAACATGGTTTTATTAGCACTAAGTGTAAGCCCTAACGCTGTATTATTAATAAAATCACCAATTCTATCAACCAACTGCTTATTTACGTCAAAATCACACAATGATGAAATATCTTCAGTACCACCACCAAAAATTATCTTAGTAAAACCATTATCTGTATATTCTCTTATAAATCTTTGGTCTATTCTTTTAAATTTACCTGGTTTTACTGTTGAATTATCACTTAATTTTGTATTATCTGGCACAAAAATTAAATCATCAGCTAATGCGTTAACCTCATACCATCTAAGGTCTTCATTGTAAAATTGACCTGTACTAGGTGTGGTTGTATAGTTTGTACCATCTAGCGTTATGATTGAATTAATAGATAAAACATTATCATCTGGTAAAACAACCTCAAAGAATGGTCTAACATCAGCGGCACTTATAGTTCTACTGAATATCTTAGTTATACCATTATAAACCATTTCCCTCTTTGTAATAGTATAATTTATTATGTTATCATTATTATCTAAATTAGGTACTACGAGTCTATTTGGTATTCCTCCAGTTGTAAATGGAGATGAGAAATCAATTTCTTCCATTGTTTCGAATATCTTACCAGCACCACTAACTTGAGCCCCAATAGATAATACTGGACAATAAGAAATATCAAACGTATCACCAAGTACTGGCACTGTTACTGAAAAGTCTACTATAGTTACTGACGGTTTCTTACCTGGGACTCTTAACCCAAAAGTTCTAGCCATAGCTAGTAATGAATTTCTTTCTTGAGCAAAATCGATTTGTGTCTCTTGGAACATTCTGTCAGTATGGAATGATAACATATCACCAACAGCAGCATTTAATTCTAAAAGCATCATACCAACTGACGCATCATTAAAATCATTAAAAATATCTGGGTAATATTCTCTTACAAAATTAACTAATTCTGTTCTTACATCAGCAAAGTTTCTACTATAATAATTTATTTTACGTGCCATAACATTTCTTTTTACAATAAATATCAATATAACGATAAATTTGTAAAAATAAATATTTTTAATTATATTTGTTAATAGTTATAAGTACGTAACATTAGGAATGATATGAAAAAAAAGTCTCAGGAAGAATTTATTAAGGAAATTATGAATATCCATAGTGATAAGTATGATTATTCAAAAGTTAAATATATAAATAACAATACTAACGTTATTGTTATATGTCCAGAGCATGGTGAATTTTTAAAAAAACCAATACACTTGATTAATAGGGGACAAGGTTGTCCTTTATGTTCAAGAGATGAGATAAGTTCTAAACAAAGAATGGGTTTAAATAATTTTATAACCAAAGCTAAAGAAATACATGGTGATAAGTATGATTATTCTTTAGTTAATTATAAAAATAATAGAACTAAGGTTAAGATTGTGTGTCCAGAACATGGTGAGTTTGAGCAATTACCAACTAATCATTTAAGAGGTAAAGGGTGTAAGTATTGTGGTGGAACTAGTAAAATGGATACAAAACTTTTCATAATTAAGGCTAAAGAAATACATGGGGATAAATATGATTACTCTTTAGTTAATTATAAAGTAAGTAGAGACCCAGTAACCATAATATGTTCAGAACATGGTGAGTTTGAACAAACACCTAATAATCATTTATCTAAGGGTCAAGGTTGTCCAAAATGTTTAGGTAAGATAATTGACACTGAAACTTTTATTAATAAAGCTAAGGTTATTCATGGAGATAAATATGATTACTCTAAGGTAGAGTATTCTAGTCAATTTGAAAAAATTAAAATAATCTGTCCAGAACATGGTGAAATTAACGTAACACCTCATTATCATATAAATGGGTTTGGTTGTAAATCTTGTTCTAATAGTTTGTCTTTATTAGAAAAGTCTATACATTCTTTTATAACTGATTTAAAAATTAATTGTATTGAAAATGATAAAGCAGTGCTTAACGGTAAAGAGTTAGACATATATATACCATCACATAAGGTAGCCATTGAATTTAATGGTCTTTATTGGCATTCTAATTTATTTGTTGATAATGACTATCATTTAAATAAAACTGAAGAATGTGAGAAGTTAGGTATTCAACTTGTTCATATATTTGAAGATGAATGGCTCCATAATGAAGGTATTGTTAAATCTAGAATTAAGAATATACTAGGTCTTACTAAAAATAAATTTTATGCTAGAAAGTGTGAAATTAAGGAAGTACCAGTAAAGGTTAAAACTAAATTCTTAAATGATAATCACATACAAGGTGCCATTGGTAGTAAAGTAAATTTAGGTTTGTATCATAATGATGAATTACTATCTATTATGACTTTTGGTAAAAGACCTATATTAAATTCGTTAGAATTTGAATTATTAAGGTTTTGTAATAAATTAGATACAAGTGTTGTTGGTGGTGCTTCTAAGTTACTTAAACACTTTATTAAACATTATCAACCGAAAGAAATAATAAGTTATGCTGATAGAAGGTGGAGTCAAGGTAATATGTATGAACAGTTAAAATTTAAGTTTATTGAAAATACACAACCTAATTGGTTTGTAGTTAAAGGTAAATATAGAGAAAATAGAGTTAATTATCAAAAACACAGGTTAGTTGAAATGGGTTATGATAAAAATAAAACAGCTAACCAAATACTTAATGAAAATAATATGTATAAAATATATGATTGTGGAACTAAAAAATTTACTTTATATTTACAATATTAATTTTTTTAAATCTCTATAATGATAAAGTTTGTTTCTTGGAAAACACCCTCTGTAACTGTATAATCAATCCTAACCTTAGCAGCGTGTTCACTTCTTTCGCTTTGTTCAACACTAACTTCGTTTATTTGTAGGTTAGGTAAGTATTTTTTCACTGTTTCAGTTATTTCATTTTTTATATCGTTTCTAGTTAATGTATCGTTTGGTTCAAATATGTATTTTAATAAATTAGTTCCGAAGTCTGGCATATAAAGTCTTTCACCTTTCTTAGTTAGGATTAAATGCATTAGGTCTGACTTAATAGCCTTACTATCTTCATTATTTAATAATATGAAATCACCTCTATTACTTTCTTTAAATGGAAATGCTATATTTATAAACTTACCTTTTTGAGCCATAACAATTACTTTATAGATAAATATGATAATAAAAATTTTTGAAAAATAAATAGAACTATAAAAACAAAAAAAGGGAAATCTTTCGAAATCCCCTCTTTTATTATCTTAATAACATCTACGCAGAGCATCCACCACCCGCACAGTCGAACATTGAGTTCTCTGGTTTCTTAACAATATTAACTTTTGCATTATCAGAAGCTGATAGTTTCTTATTCTTACCTAATTTGGATTCGGTTCTGGTATAATAAGCACCAGTCTTAAGTCCGTTTTTCCAAGCGAATACTAAAGCACTAGATATCTTACTGTATTTAGCATCTCTATGATAAACATTCATACTTTGGGATTGGTCTACGAATTTATTTCTAATAATAGCCAAATCTAACAAAACTTTTTGTGGTATTTCCCAAACTGTTTTATATCTATACCTAATATCTTGTGGTATTTCTTGTATTTCTTGCACACTACCTTCATTTGCGATAATTTGGTCTCTAATATCTGCTGTCCAAAGACCTAATTCATCTAATTCTCTAGCTAAGTATTTATTTACCACAATAAACTCACCATCACCAACCATTCTTGTGAATATATTAGATGTTACAGGTTCAAAACATTCAAAAGAACCTAAAAGTATAGCACTTGATGCCGTAGGCATTAAACCAATTAAAAGAGAATTTCTCATAGGAATTGGTACACCTTTTTCCATTGGAGACCATCCATCAACATATGTTTCACCTTTAGAATACTTAGAACCTTCCCATGCTGGGTAGTTTTTACCTTCTTCCATGGCTAATTCCATACTTTCTTCAACAGCAGCCTTATACATTGTTTCAAATATGTCATGATTCCATTGTTTAGCCTCTTCACTTTCAAAAGAAATCTTTTTCTTAGCAAAGAAATCTGCTAAACCAGCAACACCGACAGCAATTGCTCTTTGGTCTTCACCAGCTTTCTTACTCCAATCATCTGACCATTTATTATTATCAATAACTTTATTTAATGCTCTTACTAAAACCTTAACAGATTTAGCAATACTCTTTAAAGAATCATGTTCAGCTAAATTAACTGATGCAAGTGTACATTGAGGTGTATACCCTGGTAAACTTGCTTGCATGATTTCAATACATAAATTACTTTGGTTGATAATACCGATATTATCTTGCATATTAATTTTATTAGCATTGTCTTTAAAGAAAACGTATGGTGTTCCACTCTCTACTTGAGAGCGAATAATAGAATCCCAAATCTTTTTAGGGTCAACTTCTTCACCCAACCCTAACATTACTGCTTCATTATAAACTTCTTTAAATTCTTCACCATGAATTTCATAAAATGGTTTTAATCCCGCTTTTTTAATGTCGTTAGGACAAAATAAGTAGTATTTATTACCATTTATTAAAGCATTCATGAATACATCATCTATGGTTACAGCAGTAAATAAATCTCTAGCTCTATTTAATTCTTCACCAATAGGTAGTCTTAACTCTAAGAATGGTAAAATATCTTTATGCCATGTCGATAGATATAAAGCACAACTACCTGACCTATTACCTTGCTTAAAGAATCTCATTTTAGATTGTACCATATCTGCAAATCTAACAACACCACCAGCATAACCTTTAAAACTACTTACCATGCTCTTAGAGCTCCTAAGTCTATCAATACAAAGACCAATACCAGAACCTTCTTTAGAACCATGAGCAATCTTATCTAGAGTAGCGTTAATACCTTCAATACTATCATCCATTAATGTAGTTAAATTACAACTAATTAAACCATTTCTACCTTCAATACCAGAGTTTGATAAAATAGGTGTAGCAAAATTAACTTTTTTTTCGTATAGTTCATTAAGTAACTTTCTTCTTTCTTTAAAAGAATCTGGATATAAATGGTTTGCCACTCTACCGTGCATCATAGAGGGGATTTCAATAGGTTTTTTATCTTGATTTTTTTGGGAGTATTTTGTTAAAAATGTAGAAGCAGCAAAAGAGTCAAATTTTTCATCAACTTCTTTTGTTTCCACTTCAAGTATCTTAGCTTGTCTAGAGATAAGTATTCTACCACCCAATATAGCGTAATCTGGATGTTCAATCTGTAAATCAGCAGATTGGAACGCTATAATCTCATCGATATCTGTAGCGGTCATCTCATCCTTAATATGTGGGACAACTTTTTGAAACAATTTATCAGCCTTAATATTTAAATCTTTAGATTGTTGTTTAATCCTAGTCAATATTTTATTAGGCATAAACGATTGTTTCGAGCCATCTCTTTTTATAATTTTCATAAATTTATTTTTTTTGTATTAGTTACTAATTAAAAATCTGCATCATCAAAAATACCTACATTACTAGTAGGGATATCAACTCTAGTGTATCCACCACCAGTTCTTCTTTCGAAGAAATTGTTTTTAGATGATAACCCAATCTTTTTCATAAAATCAAGTGGGTTTTTAGTTTTAAATTCTGTTTCACCAACAAAATCATTTAAAACAACATCAGTTACGAATTCAACATACTCAACCATCATTTCTTTTGTCATACCTTGTAAACCGTCTGGTAGACTTTCCTCAACAAATTTCTTTTCAGTATCAAAACAAGAAAGAATTACCTCTCTTATTCTATCTTCAGATGGTTTATATTCATCCTTAATATAGTTTTTAAACATTTGTACTGCGAATTCATAATGAAATGATTCATCTCTAAGGATAAGTTCATTCATTTCAGCTAATCCTGGCATCTTGTTTCTGCTTCTAAACCAGAATACCCCAGCAAAAACTGATGAAAATGCAATACCCTCAACGCAAGCAAAAGCGATTAGTTTTTCAACAAATGTACCATTATTTAACCAATTCTCAGCCCAAGCTGCTTTAGATTTAACCGCATCGTTTGTTAACATTGAATTAAATAAGTCTGATTTTTCATTAGGGTCTTTAATATATGTGTCAATTAATAATGAGTATCCATTAGCGTGTACTTGTTCCATGAACATCTGGTGGTTATAATAATATTTAGCTTCTGCTATTTCAACATTATCAATAACGTTATCACATAGGTTGTCAATAACTAACCCATCCGATATTGTAAAAAATGCTAAGATGTTTTTTAAATAAAACTTCTCGTCATCGTTTAATGATTCGTAATCATCTTGAGCTAAATTAACTTCTTCAGCTACCCAAGTTTGTTTTTCAGCTGCCTTGTAGGCATCCCATAAGTCTTGGTTCTTAATTGGGAAGATAGAATATCTTTTTTCTGTGTCTGAATTTTTTAAATACATATTTTTTTTAAAAATTAAAATTTAATTATTATTTTCTGTGTCGCCACTTTGTCTATTAAGCATTGCTAATCTCATAGTGTTTGCTCTTTCATTTTCTCTCTTTTCTTTCATTTCATTGGTTTGTAAGAATGTCATACCTTGGTCTCCACCTTCGGTCATGTCAATCTTTATTCTACCATTATCAAAAACAATATCTTCGAATACAATACCATCCTTACCAAATCTAGATTTAAGAATAGCCATATTAGCATGACCACTTTCTTTTTGGTCTAATGACTTAGCAATAGAAACAATGAAGTGTCCAATTTGACCCTTTTTGATAGAACCACCAATCATTGTTGAGTCAACTGTTTCGGCATTAATAGCACTCCTATTACCTTGTACCGCTGTCCATCCAGCAAGATTTAATTCAGCTAACATAGTTTCAAATTGTCTCATAACATTACCTTCACCACTCCACTCATCATTAAATGATTTTGTTGGTACAACACAATCAATATAATCAACCAACACAATATCTGGTCTAAAACCTTGTGAAATTAATTTTTTAATATATTGCTTTATGTGTGGTATTGTAGTACCATCACTTGGGAACTTTTTCAACTTAATAACACCTGGTTGTTCTTTCCTTCGTTTAGCGATATCAAAAACATAATCACTATTCTCAGATAAATCATTAAGTGTTATATCGGTATCTGGTTCTAAGTTGGCCCAACATGTAATATGTTTCCTTTGTATTACCTTTGGGTTGTCTTCGAAAAATATCTGTAAAACGTTTTGTCCTACGTTCTTAGCATGATTTGCTATCTTTGTGAACATTGTTGTCTTACCAACACCAAAAGCTGCTAAAATAACAGCTAATTCACCTTTAGATAGTCCACCATCCATGTATGAATCAAGACCATTAATACCAGTCGGGATTGGTTTTCTAAAGTCTTCAGATAAAACATCTTCTAAATCATCGAAAACATCAATACCATCATCCTTATTCTCACCAACCTCTAAGGCTTTCTTAAGAATCTCTTCACACTTAATATAGTCATCTAAATCACCCTTATCAATAATCTTCTGAATCTCAACAACAGATTTTTTAAGTTCCTGTTGTTTACAGAATTTCATTGCGGTGTCTTGTATCCTTAAACCATTATTAAGATTAGCATTTTTAACCATATCTAAATGGTCTAAATACATCTTCTTATCTATATCATCATTAGCGTTAGCTAATACAATTGATTCTAAATTTACAATGTCTGGAATTGTACCATACTCATCATAATTATTAATGATTTCACTAGATAAAGCTCTTAAAAAACTATCATCAAAATAATTAGGTTTTAGTATATCAACAATAGACTCACCAAACTTTGGGTCAACAATGATTTGTTGTATAAGTCTGTATTGAAAGTCCTTACCTAAATAACCTAAATTTTCTTTATCTATTTTACTCATTTTTTTAAAACTTATATTTAATAAATATATTAATCTACTTTAAAGTCAGCCTCTTCTATAACTCTTTTTAAGTCATGTTGCCCATACGTAGTTGTATAGTCATTTCTAGAAAAAGTTTTTTGAATTTCATCAATAATTTCTGGTATAATATCTCTGATATTAACCGAATATCTGACATCAGTTTGGAACCAATTTCCAGAAAACACTGACTTAGATACAGTTTCTTTATCCACCTTAATTTCAAAAGTGAATAAATCTTCATTCTCAAAAATATCTTTTGTATCATTTTTACTAATTAAATATGGTTTATATTGTTTCCAACAAACCTCTTTAGATTGTTCTTTAAAGAAGCTAGGGATAATACCCATATGACCGTATGTACCATTATGAATACCAGCAATATCATCCATTAACTCCTTCAATTCTAAAGAACCTATAACTTCATCATTATAGTTCTTAACATCGAAAAGTCTTTGACAAATAATGTGGTCACTCTCTTGCTCATTTCTTCCGTTATTAATGTATAGTACAAACTCAAACCTAAAGTTTTCCCAAAAATTCTTTCTTTTTCCTTTTTGATTTTTCATAAACATAAATTTAATTTAAAATTTCATTATTTTTCTTTTCCCTTTCTATTAATTTTTTAAAGGGTAAAAGATAATTATCATATCTACTTTCACCTAACATGATATCAATACCATCATCTTTAAGCATCTTGTAAACATTCTTTATACTTCTATCATCACTAAGTGGGTTATCTATAAGTTCATTTACTTCTTCAATAGCACTTTCAGTTAGAAGAGGATTTTCCAAGTCCACCAACTTTTTATTTATCTCATATAGTTGGTCACCTTGTACACCATCTGTTATTCCATTAATGATGTTTGTTAGTACCGCAAGAGGTTTCTTTTTCTCACTTAATCTAACATCTTGTAATTCTTTAGCTCTTTCAATTATTTCATATAACTCCATTTTTTTCTCAGTGATTTTTGGGAAAAATTTAATAAGGGTTCCCTCACCAAGTCGTTTAACACCTTTTATACTATCACTCACATCACCTGTAAGTATCTTAACTAATGCAACATTTTCATAATGGTATTTGAAGTATTCATTAAAGTTCTCATGTGTTACATAAGTTTTTAAATCTAATAAGTACATTCTTACATCATTATTAACTAGTTGACATAAATCTCTATCACTTGTTACTATAGTGATTTTTTGATTTTCTTTCTTAGTTTTACAAATATAGGCAATAAAATCGTCAGCTTCAACTTTTTCATCAACTAATTGTCTAATATATAATTCTTCTAGATAATTAAATACAACTCCTCTTTGCGTAACTTCCTCTAAGTCCTCTGGTTTTGTACCATTTATATAATCCTTACCTCTACCACTCTTGTAGTCTTTGTAGATTTCCCATCTTAATTTACCAGAGAATTCTCCATCCCAAAAAACGAAAACCCTATGATAAAGATTTTCGTCTAATAATTTTCTTAATACAGTAATAAATTGATAGATACCACCGATATGTTGGCCTTTCCTATTGTATTCGTCTCTGGCACCGATAAAGCCCCTTTTATAAAGGGCATTACCGTCTACCAATAGAACATTTTCTGTTTGTATTACTTTACCGTTTTTTGGTGGTCTTCTTTTCATTCATATTAATTAGAATGTTAATAAAAATTGTATTAAGCACTTGTGTCAGCCTTTTCTTCAACAACTTCTCTTTCAATTGTGAAATCAGCTGCTTCTGAATTAAGCCTAGAAAGGATATAATCCTTATGCTCTTTTTTGTAAGTATCAATTTTTCCTGGGTTCCAATATCCATGTGGTGTTGATGCTAATTTACCATGTTCTTCTACACCGTTAACTTGATTCTTTTCACATCTAACTTTAGTTTCAATACCAAACTGGTATGTCTCACCACCAGATGTAGCTTTCAATTTAACAGTTGAGTGAGTTAAGATACCACCAAAGTGAACAATAACTCTTGGTGAATAGAAAAACGCTTCTCCACCCTTGTGTTTGATAACTGTATTTATGTTGTCTAACCAAATCTTTTGAACAACAGCAAAAGTATTAGTATACTGTTTACCCATTCTTCTAGATGCTGGTAATCTATGGTTTACCAATGATTTAAATGCAGTCTCCATAGAACCAGCATTCCATTGATTATTGCTAGATTTAGACATAACTGATTGGAATCCATTAAGTGAACCTACAGAATCCCAAAGGAAACATAAATTTCTATCTAAATCACCAACTTCTTGAGCGTCTAATAACTCAGTCATAAGTCTAGCAATGTCTTCAATAATAGGTTCAAATCTAAGTGGTTTAGTTCCAACTTTACCATTAGAGTAATCAACATTTTGGTAACGTTTTAAAAGGTCATCACCATTTAAGAAAATAAAGTCACCTTCATAATCTATAATCTCACCAGTCTCCTCATCAACAACTTCTTCAAATTGTACCCCGATATTTCTAGCGTGCTCCCAAGACCAGTTACCTTCAGTTTCCATAATAACTGGTAAATCACCAATCTTTTGTGCTCCAGCAACAGCTTCGTAAATAGCTGTAGATTTACCTGTATTAGAATATCCTCTAAATGATGTAAAATATCCTCTAGCTAAACCTGGAATCTTAAGTGCTTCATGAAATGATTCTGATAACGGAATCCAAGTAAGGTCTTTCTCTTTAACAGTAATGTCCATTCCATTTGTCTTTTTAAAACTAGATAAATCAAAATTCTTTTTTTCAATACTTTTTTTAGGTGCTTTTTTAGCCATAATCATATTAATTAAATTCTTAGTTAAAAAAGGTGACCCAAAAGAGTCACCCAGTTATAGTTTATAACCATTAAAATGGTAAATCATCATCTTCTCCAGAATCATATGAAGAAGTAGTATTAGATTCAACAACGGCTGTTGCAACGCTAGGCGCTTCAGTTGTTGTTGTATTTTCTACAGTTGTATTTCTTGTATTTGTTGTATTAACATCATTACCCATAGTTAATTCAGAGTCTAAATCATCAATCTCATTCTGATTAACTTCAGCGTTTTGTTTTTCTTTAGATACAAACTTTTCCTTTTCTTTACTCCATACTGGAGTTTCACCACCAACAACGATTGCTAGATAATCATAGTTCCTAGTGCTATAAACATCTCTCCAAGTTCTTTTATCTGAAACCAAAGAATTTTTAGTGGTCTCATCTGAACTTAGTGGTACTGACTCAATAGGGTAAGTAATTGATTGTACAACTGGTCTATTGTTCTGGTCTCTTGCGATGTTAATTAATAAATCTCTACCAGTTTCGGTGTCTGTAATATCATGTTGTACAGCCTTAATAGCTCCCATGATTTTATCCATAGTACCAGTTTTTCTGTAATCGTGGTTAAATCTCCAAAACTTAACACCTTCAGATTCTTTGTCTCTGTCAATTACCTTAACTACATACATCATTCTAGGCGAATACTTCTTAGCTAATTCTTTATCACTTTCTTTTCCTGTAGAAAGTAATGCTTGTCTAGCCTCACAAAATGGACATGCTTCACCTTCTTCATGTTTAAGACAAGGAAATGTTTTCCACTCACCTTCAACTTGTGCTTTGTGACCCCATAATACCGTGAAAGATGTTTCTTGACCTTCTTCTGGTGGGAGAATTCTAATTCTCTTAGTTTCTTGGTTTACACCCTTAGGTAAATAAGTACTGAAATAATTTTTCAAATCGTACTTTTTTGCAGTTGTTCTAGCCCCACCATTGTGAGAATTCTCATACTGCTTCATCATTGCTTCAAAAACGTTACTCATAATAATTTAATTTTAATTTTTGTTTTGTTATTTAATAATTTTTTTCGTAATAAAGCGTAATATTTATAATTTGTAATATTCGTATTAGTAATAGTTTTCGTAATATTCTTATTAATAATATTTTTGCATTATCATGAACATTTTTGTTATCCCAAATATACTATAATTTTTTTAAAAGTAAAGTAGTTTTAAGATATTTTTTTATTCTTATTTACAAAGTTAACATATACTTTAACTTAATGCAACTATTATATAAAAAAAAATGGGAATTATTAAATAACCCCCATTTTATTATAGTTTTATAATTATATTTAATTATATCTCATCTTCAATATAATCATTATCATCTAATGATGTTTTCATATCAACTTCACTGTAATCAGAATCAACATCATCTTTAGTTAATAAATATTCTTTTGGTTCTTCTTCACCTTCTTTATCCATAATATCATACTTACCTTCTTGACTACCCCAGAAATCAGTTAATTTTAAATTATATGGATAAGAGTCAAGTGAACGCATTTCAATCTTCTCTTCTGGAGTTGGTGCTCTTTTTTCTAATTCACCTTCTAATGATTCAATCTTATCTGAAATTGCTTCCATTGACTGTAATTGCCCTTCAAGGTTTCCAACCATACTCATTAGTTGGTCAATCTTTTCATTTGCAGCATCCGCTGATACTTTAGCTTCTTCTGAACCCTTAACTAATTCTGTTACGTCTAATTCAACTTCGTCACCAGATGGTTCTTCCATGTCTAATTCAACTTCGTCACCAGATGGTTCTTCCATGTCTAATTCAACTTCGTCACCAGATGGTTCTTCCATGTCTAATTCATCTTCAGGTGCTTCTTCATCACCAAACCCTAAATCTGCTTCAGGTGCTTCTTCATCAGATGGTTCTTCCATGTCTAATTCATCTTCAGGTGCTTCTTCATCTTCTTCATTCATACCTAGAATTAGATTTTCATCTTCTTCTTTATCTTCGTAGAATGAATATTCAGATATTAATTTAAATTTCTTAATTTCTTCATTAAGTAATTCTTTGTTTATTTTTTTTCTCATCTTTAAAAACTATTTTTAATTAGAAAAGAAGTTGTCTACCATCTTCTGTAATTATTTTTTTATTAATTCTTTCTACAAGGCTCTTATCATCTTTAATTACACATGTACCAGAACTACAATCCATTTCTTGATTTTCTAATTGTTTTTGTTTTTCCTCGTCAGTTAGAAAATTATCTAATCCTTTTTTTAAATTTTTATCATTCATATCTAATAAATTTAATATATAGTTATACTAATAAATATATGAGAATATTAAAAAATCCTCTTTATAGGGGATATGTTCAATGTATCATTACTATATAATAATACTTTACCTTGATAGTCATCCCAATTGATTTTAACTGATTTATAATCTATATTACCCAAATAACCACCACTTTGTATTTCAATCAGCTTATTTAATGCGTTAATGGTATAGATACAATCACCTTTCTTATGGATTGGTATTGCGCTTGGGAATAAATTTTTAAGGTTTAATTTTCTACCTTCTCTTATAACAAATTTAAATGTTACAATTAATTTTGATTCGTCATCTTCGTTTTTATATACAAAAACTCTATCTCTTGGTATTGAGAATCTATTTTCTAAGTAGTCTAAAAACCATTCAAGTCTTTCTGGAAATATAAAAGATGCTAATAATATTGTCTTATCCATGTTTTCTTATCGAATATAAAACTGGGATAAACTTGAGTTCATCGTCAAGCATCCCTATGTTATTCTTATATTCTATAAGTATCTCGTTATTGGATAAAAAATCAATTGATGCAGTTTTAATCTTATCAATGAATTTATCAACATCACCGTTAATGAATTTTATTTGTCTTAAATCAAAACCAAATATATATTTATCTGAATATATATAGAGCATCTTATCTGTAAGAAATGATATATTTTTATCGAAGCTTTTTATTTTATCAAAAATCTTTTTGATTTTTCTTTCATTAAAAAGTATTACATCAACAAAGATGTATTCTATTGTATTCGTTAAATGTTTATATGAATTTTCTATGAAGTAGAATAGGTCTTCTTCGAATAACCCTCTCTTTTCTTTCTTTGAGAACGTCCAGTAATTTAAATCATTTATTTTTCTATCAATATAATTTAAATCACCATATGATTGTGTGGCATTATCTATGCCAATAACCAACGTTGGGATTCCTTCAATAATCTTATCAAAAGAATCCACAACATTAAAGTTTTCATCTACCTTAATATTATCTATTGTTACAATATTACCAATCATTAAGGCAAATATAATAAAAAATAACTAAAAATACAAATTATTTGTTGCTACCATTACCTCCACCTCCAGATTTTAAATCTGATGTGAAACTTAAGTCAGAAACTTCATTACTTAAATCCCTTTCTGAATATCCATATCTTGTACCGTTTTCACTTTTACCTGGTCCTTTACAACCACCACTTGATTGTTTACAACCACCACCACTTCTTTCTTTTATACATCTACAATCGTCTAGCTTTTCTGGGAATGGTGCATAACCAGTTTTCCAAAGTTCAAAACCAGCACTCTTAATTTTTGGTCTTCTAATAAATTCATCAAATGGGAATGTGTATGGGTCTATTTTTCTACCAGGTGAAATCCAATGATGCCCAGTAATATATTTTAAATTAGGTATTGATTCTTTTAAATCTAAAATTAAGTTAGCACAAGCCGTTATCTGTTGATTATTAAATTTATTATTACCTTCAGTACCTAACATACTAAATGATATACCAATACTATAAGAATTAACAAATCTACCTTTAGGTCCGTATGAATTACCAGCATGACTAAGTTTTCTAGTAGCTGGGGCACCCTGATATATCTTACCTTGTTTATCTATTAAAAAATGATAACCATAACCCTTACTTTTAAGTGTTGTAACATCACTAGTAATACTAGCACCAGCAGTCCAATGTAATACAATAGTGTTAATATCATCTATATCCATACTTTTTTTATTTAAAAAATATGGTTGTATTAATTTAAAATCTTCATTTTTAACATTCTCAAATGGTTGTATTGCCATAACATTATAATTTATTAAATTATTATTCCTCCACTACTTTCTTGTAATGTAAAGTTACTATCATAAACTTTTCCAGTTCTACCTTTTTTAGTTTCTACTTGATTTAAGTAACCTAAAAGACCACTAAATAATTCACTCTTAGTTATTAATGGTGTTTTTGTTCTTTTAACTCTAACACCCTTAAAATTAGTTTGCATATTGTGTGGTGTTATACTGTGAGTCACTTTAAATATATTATATGTACCTCTAAACATAGGCACATTTGATAATTGAAAGTACATGAATGGTTGAATCATAGCATTACCCATCATATCAACTTCACATGTGTATGCTCTATTTTGATATACATTCCATAAATTCTGACCATTATATGATGGTTTTGTTTTATCCCCTAATTTAGTTAAATTTTCAACAGTATTTAAACTTTCAAGTGTTGCTGTAAATTCGCTTTGGTCTAATTTAAGATTTTTGAAATATGACTGATTTTGTTTAGCGTAACTAACTAAGAAATAAGGTATATTCGTATTATTATCATTTTTCTCTGTTAGAAAATCATTTGGTAATTTTGTAGTTGAATATCCGTTATTATCATAATCAATAATAAATGAATCGTCTGGGTGTGATGAATCTTCACCCATATCTAAGTGATTAGATATTTGACCAGAATACATACAAACAAATGAAGGTCCTTGAGATATTGATTTAGCCTTACTATATGGGTATGGTTTAAAAACATCTATAACATCATTAATATCACTATAATTTATAAAATTAGGTAGAGGTATAAAGTTAAAGTTATTATCCCTTAATATTGTATCTAGTAAATTAAAGACTGATTTATTTGGTTTACCTAAAATTAATTCTTTAACCATATATGGGTTTATATAAAATTTATCACCAATATCATTATATGACCTGTCAATAAATCTAAATGTATTAAATAAACCTTCTTTTTTAATATTACTACTGCATGATGCTACTGGTAGGTTAGAGTCATTACCAGCAATCCATTTATTATATACTGAAGATAATTCCCTATATATTGTTAGTTTTATTAAATCATCATCAATAGTATTAAATATTTGTTGTTCTATTTTATCTTGTTCTTTTTCTAATACTTTATCATAATCTTTAGCTAATGTTTTAAATCTAGATAAGAATCCGTTTAGATATACATCAAATTGGTCTTTATTAACCCATAGTTTTGAATATCTTTTTTTTGTACTAATATAATTATTATACCTAAATATTTCTGGTTTACCATTTAAAATCCAGACATATTCAGCTATTAAATTTTTAATTAAATCAGCACCTTTTGTTCCATTTCTATTTACTAGTGTAAATTGATAAGCATTAAGTTGGTCCCATGTACCCCATCCTGGATAATTAGCACTACTAATAAAATCCGCTTGTGCAGTAATATTAACATAGTTTTTAATACCATCACCTTGTGTATAAACCTTATCATCAAAAATATTTCTTAAATCTGATACCTTAACTTTTTTAGTGTAATCTGTAACAAGAGCATTTGTTGGTTTATGTTGAATAATTTTTAAATCATTATATAGTTTTTCCCATTCACTAAATTCCCAGTCCTCTGGTTTTTCAGTATATAATAATTCATATTGTCTTCTAACTTCAACAAACGCACCTTTAGAGAAATCTTGAAAAACTTTTTTAAATTTATCTTTAACTTCTTTTGGTAGATTTATAATAGTTTTGTCAATATCTGGATATTTGTCAGCTCCAATATTAAAATTCATACCAGATATTCTTTCTTCACTGGTTTCATATAGGTACTCATAGTACTTTGGTAATACTGTGTCTTCATCTTGCCATGGTAAAAAATATTTTTCTGAGGTGTTACCAGTAAACCTTAATATATCATTACCTTTTGAACCTTCTTCATATCTATAAATTATACCACCTATAAATGCACACCATAATTTAGGTGCTTTTATGAATGACCCATAGTTTGAAAACAATCCCTTTAGTGTTGGTGAGTCGTCTTCTTCATAAAAAGATTCATCTTTATTTATTTCATTATATCTATCAAATAAACTAACATCTATAGTATCATATGCATTAGCACTTAAATCACCAATATCACCTATAAGTCCTTGCCATCCAAAACTATGTAAGAATAAGAAGGCTCTAGCTTCATTAGTCTCTTGTTCATAATAAAATCTAGACCCAAATAAACTAAAATAACGTAAACCGTTTTGATTGGTTAAGTCATCTTGTATTCCAAACTCTATAAAAGGAACATATGTTTTATCTCTATTTTCAACACTATAATTTTTATGTTCTTCAGTTAAATAACCTAACAACTCTCTTTGTTTTACGTAATTATTTGGTTGTAAATCTTCGTTATTATTAGTATTGTAATTCCTAGAAGTTACAAGGTTAAAGTTTATACCATCATATTCTGAATTTAAATTATCATAATCATATTGATAACGTTTTTTTAATTTATCATAACCATCACATAAGTATGTACCAAAATTATCAGCAAAAGACCCAACTCTTTGAGACCAATAAGCACATAATACTGATGATACATTAGATGGTACATCTCTTTTTGGGAAATGTTTTGCATCTAATTTTCTATCTCTATCACCACCACCGCTTGAATCATATTGTATATCTGATATTTCAGTAGTTTTTACTCTACCGTTATAAGTGAATAAATCTGTACCTTCAGAATATGTATCAAAATCTTCTATAATAGCTGTTGGTTCAGGATATATTTCATTATATGTTGGTTTTCTTAATGTAAATTGTTTTATATATGCTTCACTATCAACACCAAAAGCATTTAATATAGATTTTTTTTCTTTATCAAAAAATGTTGTAGCAAAGTCTGGTAATGTTCTTTGTTCTTCATAGTCGTCTTTATCAAGTATTTTAAAATATTCATCACTACCAACACTTGTTGTGATGCTTTTATTTGTAATGCTATTAACATTACTATCAATAAATAAATATTCACTCTTTAACGCTGATAATTCACCATCACTTTTTAATTTATCACCATTCTTAAATATTTGACCATTAAAACCACCATTAACTGGTAGTATAGCCATTTCACCATCACCTATTAAGTATCTGTATTTGTAGTATTCTCCTTTAATACTCGTATTATCATCAATATTTTCGTCAGTAAAAGATACTGTATTCATAACGTATTTACCGTTTATATCCTCATTCTTTTTTCCTAGGAAATTAGATATTAAATCTTCTATAGTATTTTTACCTTTTATTGTATCTACAATATCTCGTTTTTTTTCATCTTCAAAATCAACTATGGCGTTAAATAAATTTTCAGCTTCCATTTCACCCATTATTTCAGCCATTCTGCTACTGAATAAACTATAGTTAGAAACTCTTAAACCTAAGAATCCCCTTAATAGTAATGTTGTAACAGCTTCTTCCCAAACTGTTCTACTACCAACATCTTCTTTTAATGCTATTGTGTATGGGTTATTTTTTATTGCTGAATCACCACTTGATAAAGTTGTTAATTGAGTTTCTATTGGTGATATTGGATAAAAATTAGCCGCACTATTTTGACCTTGCGCATCTATTTCTTGAATATCTTCTTTAGTTTGTTCTATTAGTATTTTTAATAATTCCTCAACAAATTTAACTTCTTGCATTTGTGGTACCTTTTTACCAATCCATGATTCTGTAGAAGTTTGTTGTCCTTCAGAATCTTCTTTAGTTTCGTAATATTCTGGCCATGGATATACTTTATTTTTATCTGTATTATTTTGGTTTATATTATTATTCTTATCTTTGGTTAGAATATCCCTTATTTTCTGACTTCTTTCACCATCTTCGTATGCTTCTTTTGAAACCTGACCTAACGTTTTTATAAAAACCTCAGAATGTGTTATTATCATTTTGGTTATATTTCTAATTGTTGGTTTAAAATTTAGGTTTTCTTCAGCTTTGGCTGCTAATTCATCAGCTAACGCTTCAGTTAATTTTTTATTTTGTTCATTTATTTTATCTTCTTTTTCATTTAATAATTTAAATTGATTTCTTAAATCAAAAACATAAAATTCATTTGATTCTGGTGCGTAGTTTTTAACTTCTTTAGCTAATTCTTCATTTGAGTTTTTGGTTACTGAACCTTCTGCTGTGCTACCATTTAAAGAATTTATTGTTTTAGCCAATTCGTCTTGAGATTGTTTTGAAGCAGTTTTAGTGATAGGACCAATACCATCATCTTTAAAAGATGTTATGTCAGATGATTTTATCTTTAAATCTTCACTTGAAACCTTAGTGTTAAACCCATCTTTTTTATCATCTAATAGTTTTATAATACCTTCTTTTTCTTTTTTTATTAAATTTTCTAAAACTTTATTATTATCTTTAACTTTCTTTTTTGATGAAAATACAATACCTAATTCAGTGTCAATTATATAGTCTCCAGTCTCACCCTTCATTGATTTCATTAGGTTAGTTAACCTTTCTCTTAGTCTGTTAATGATATCTATAGTTTCTTTTGATTCATCTAGTTTTTTTACATTAACATCATCATTTTTTATTTTATCAAATTCTTCAGCTAGGTTTTCAACAGAATCCATGAATTCATCAATACTCATTAATTCTGGGTCTTTATCTGTTTCTTCTTTCCAAAGAACCTTACCCTTTTCAGTTTTAATTACAGCTCTAATAATACCTAAAAGCATATCAGTTAATAAAGCATATGTATAACCGATAAATTCTGTATTAATTTCAAAGTTACCAGTTTCACTATTAAAAACACTATTCCATTTATATAAGTGTAGACAATAAGTAACTGGTTTACCATAAAACCCCTTAACCTTTAATTCAAATATTGGGTATGGCATATCAAAAAAAGCATTATATTTACTATGGTTACCTTGTTGGAATATTGCATTACCTCTGATATCAACAAATTTTATTGTTATTCTTGGGGTATATGCTGTATCAAAATTTATATGAATATTTTCAATACCAAGAGTTTCTAAGTCTCTATTTTGGTCATTTTTATCAAAGGAAGTTGTTGCATTAGTATAGTTTGTTGTTAAGTTATAAACATCTTTCCCATTATCATCAACACCAGTTTTGCTACCACCTATAAATTTAATAGGCTTACTAGCACCTTCCGAGCTATTAGTAACAACACCATTATTAATAACACTTCTATTTTTTCTAACACTATTTAATTCAACATATATCGATAAATCTTCTGTTGAATATAATCTATTGTCATTTGGGTTTGGTTCAAAAACTAATAACCTATTTTTTCTTTGTGCTTCTTCTCTAGCCATATAATTCTTTATAAATGTTGACTGAATTTATATATCTGTCTATCGCATCTTCAAATGGATATGGTATCCTTATAATATCTCTATCTTTTATTTCAAATTCTAATCCACCATATTGTGGATTAGCTAACAAAATAAGCCAACCATGATATGGGTTATTATAATACCTTTGACTTAAAATGTCAAGCCTAGTTTCTCCAGTCTTATAAATAACAGTTTTATCATTAGAACCTACAGGTATTCTTATACCAGGTATTGGTTTCATTTCTCCATTATCTCTAAAAGATTCGTATCTATCAAAATATGTTGCCATAATTATCTTTTTTTATATTGTGATATAAGTTTATAGTATTATTGGTTGTCTATTTTGACCAACTTTTGTTGTTACAGAAATCTTATTATTACCATCAGAACTAGTAACAATAAATGAAACTAAATAATCAACATTTGATTCATTTTCTTTATAATCAATAATAACATTATTAACCTTATATTGACTAAACTTAACTGAAGTTAGTATTTCAAAATCATCCTTACCAGAAGTAATTGTTTCATCACTTACAGGTACTTCAAAATATACCTTATCATTAATAGTACCATCTTCATTAAAAATAAGTTTTTCAACCCTTAATTTTTTAACTGTATAGTCTTGACTAATATCTTTCTTGAGTTGTACGCCAATACTTAAACTATTAACACCACTTTCAACTAACTTTGCTGTTACAGGTTTTATTATATCATTTTCATATTGATTTACTTGAGTATTTTCAGTCTTATTAGCTTCGTTATTAGATTCAACTTCTTGATTATTGGTAGAATCGTTTGTATTATTACTTAAACCTAATTTATTTTGTGGTTCTTCTAATGGTGTTTTTGGTGAATTTACTTTTTCACCTGGAACAAGTTCACCATAACCCTTACCTTCATCATTTGCTTGAAGTCCTTGTTTAATTTTAATTCTATCAGCTCTTGCATCGTATATCTCAGTATTAGCAAAGAAGTTATATGATACAGCGTTTTGTAGTTTATTAATTGGGCCTTCTAAACTTGAGCCACCTATAAATGCAAAATTAATTGTTACATTAGCAATCATTGGTTGTACACCTACACCTTCTGGGTTTAAATCCCAAACAAGTGGTTCAAAGTCTAAAGACATTGAATCGATTGCTATCTTAGTATGATAAAAATCACCAATTCTAAGTATAGACACTGGTGGTCTACCAAAAGCTAAGTTATCAGGTATTCCTTGGTCATGTTTAGTAGGACCTTGTCTAGTACACTGATGTAAGAAATTAAGTCTTGAGTTAAATCCTTCTGGTGTTATACTATGAAATGATGGGTGAAAATATTTGAGTTTTTCTCTTATATTATCATAAACAAAATTATTATTCTCTTCTATCTTCTTAAAATAATGACATTCAGTAAAGAATCTACTTGCTGGTATACTAACATCAGAGAATGGATTAGTATTAGGGTTTTCGTATTGACTATCTATTAACTCATCTTCTTTTAAAGAAGCATCATAACTAATCGTAACTTCAACCTTTCTAGCTTTTTTACAACCTAATCTGTCTTGACCGTTATCACCAGAACAACCATCACCAACACTAACAGAACCAGAACCACTAGTTTTATATCTCTTATTAACTAACTTATCATCAAATATTGAACTACCGTTTGGTGTTATAGTTACTTGTGTCATAACTTGATTTTTAAACCAATTTTCAACATTTTTAGCCCTTTCTTCAGATAAAGTTTGGTTATTACTTGAATTATCATTATTACTTGCTGATTGATTTCCTTGTGTACTTGCATAACCAGTTATATTAACTCTACAATACTTACACTTTTCAATCATAAATGTATTTAACTCAGCAAAGAAATCATTATCTTTTATCCAACCCTCAGTTGTAACCCCGTCAATAGTTATAGGTTGTTTCCAACCATTAAGACCAAAATTAGTATTATTAGGGTATACAAAAGAACCACCACCTACTGTACCATCACCAGTGGTTGTTCCATTTTGTTCCGTCATAGCTGAAACTGGTAATTTATTTCCACCACTATCTAAACCATCTTCATAAGTTATTGGTATTGAAGATTCGTCATTTGGGAAATAAACAGTAAAGGTAACATCTGGTGGAAGAGTATCATCAACCTTTTCTGGTTTTTTAGTGTTATCTTTTTTCTCAATATCATCTCTTTGTTGTTGAGTTAATACTAGATTTCTAACATCTTCGTATTCTAAACAACCAGCAAAGAAAGACGCTATATCATCATTATCAAAATTGTCAGGAAAGAAGTTAGCATAATTTGGATGGTCAATAATAACTTTCCATGAAAGAGTTCCAGTTCTTTCAGTATTGTTGTAAGTATATATTGGTTCACCTCTACCTATAAAATTGCTTTTATCCCAGCTTACAGACGTTGTCTCGTTAAAACTGATGTCATATGGTGGAAACCACATAATTCTTCCTCTAAGACCACTTAACGGGTCTCCTGGACCCTTTTCACACTCTAATAGATTAGTTAAATCATCAGCCCATGCTAAATTCTCTATTGAGAACATATATCTTTTTATATCATCTAGATTACCTTCTTCATCTGTAGTTGGACCTATATTAACAAAACCAGTACTATTTAAAACTGAAGATTTTAAATTATTCGCGTTTGGTCTATTTGGGAAGTTTGGTCCACCAATAAGTCCAGAATGTTTTTGTAAGTCTTGTACATTGTTATATTTTCTAACTGGTGACCATGTTCTACAAAATACATTATCATCTTCTGATGTATTCCCAGCAAGTGCATCAGCACTCAAAACACCAGAACCCTTAGATATTTTATTAGCAACTGTACCTACAGCTCTAACACCACTTTGTATTTCAGTTTTAGTTTCTTTACCGAAACGACCAGAAACAAGTGTTTTAATTTTATTATTTTTAAATAATTTTTGAGTCTTGGTTAAAATACTATTTTTATTTTCTGTTTTTAAACTGTATACACCATTAGTTGGTTTATTATTATTTTCATCACCCCAAATAAATTTACCTAAACCATCATTATCACCACTTATGTTATCTTCACTCTCAGTAACATTATCGATTAAAGAAGGAAATCCTTCAGATATATCAGCTATATTTTCTAAATTACCACCATTGTTAAGTTTAGAACCATAAGCATATATTGAACCACCACTAAGTGGTCCTTGGTTATAACCTCTTCCAGTTCTTTCATCAATAAATTCTGGGACAAAACCTTGTCTTGCACCTTTACCTGTAAATTTAGGGTCTATATTTGCATTCATGTTAGCAAACATTTGTAACACTTGACCTTTACCAGTATTACTAATCATACTATTAGCTCTAGTTATGTTACCTGTTTCATTTCCACTATCAGCTGCAAATATTGAAGATTCATTCCCTAAAAGACTAAATGGTATTTTAGCGCCACTCATTCTTTCTAATAAATCACCAGCTGTACCTAAAGTACCTTGACCTACTGTAATCTTATAATTTGGTACTATAAGACTATTACCTTTAGCAAGACTAATTGGGTTTAAATTAACTCTACCTAATGTATTTTCTTGTAACTCAAATGCTATATTATTACCAATAGCTGTTGCTAGGTATCCAGCAGCAAGTTGACCTAATCTTGTATCATTTATTACACCTGTTGCAGTAAGTACTCTACCAGCTAATGAACTTCTAACATCAAAGTCAGATGTTAATCCACCGCCATTTGGGTCAAATCCAATACCACCACCTTGAGTAACGCTACCAATTATATCTAACGGTTGAGTTGAAGGACCGCCAACATTTAAGTTATTATTTTCATCTAAATAAGAACCTGTTTGATTTCCAAATTTCTTATAAACTATATCAACTGGTGTTAACTTAGTAACATCTAAATATTGGTTGTTGATAACATTTGACTCTAAGTTATCTTCATTAGCTTCTAATAATTGAGCAGCAATATTACTATAAGGTTCATTATTCCATACATTACCAGCAATTGTTGAATTTGTATTACCTGGAAGGAAATTAACATTATATTGTTGGTAATCAATATTATCACCTTGGTATTTATTAACAGATATATTACCATCCTTATAAAAAACACCATCATCTTCTATATTAGGTGAACTTTGGACTGATAAAGGTTGTGTTGATGGGTCTGCTGGATACCCAATACCAACTAATTCTGATAATAAACCATTATCGGTTATTGTATCAGTAATTACATTTCTATTAAGTAATATATCCCTAAAAGTTGGTGATAACGTATTTATTCCATTTGGCATAATAAAATCTTTTTATTATAAATACTATGTTAACTAAAAATTTTAGAAAATAAATAGTTGATAAAATGAAAAAAATACTATATATTATATAAATTATATTATATTAATTATATTATATAGTTATATTATATTAATTATATTATATAGTTATATTATATTATATTATATAGTTATATTATATTATATAGTTATATTATAGTTAATATATATATTATATTATATATATAATACAAAAATAATAGGATAAAACTTGAAAAGCAACTTTTTTATAAACTTTTTTTTTATTTTTTTTTAGATTATCCAAATTGAGGGTTAGGAGTTAGTTTATTTTCATTTCTATTTCCAGCAATTCGTTGTGCTATCATTGATATTAATCTTTCTTGTGTATCTGGATTGTTAAGATGTTCCGCACCATCACCTTCAAACCTAATAGTTCCTTTAATATCATCAAATTTATGTTTAACTTCTGATGAACCACCATTACCAAAATGCTTATCAGCAACTTTACTCAATTGGTTTTCTGATGTGGATGCCATCATAACATCATTAACTTTCATAAATTTATCTCTAGGATTAAATTCTATTATAGCATCATTAGCTGATACTGTTTTTGCTTGTGGAATCATTGCTTGTGGTCCTCTTCCATTATTACCAGTATCAGAGTTTTTACCAAATTCATTATAAAGGCCGTATAAAGCACCTAAACCACCACCAACTAAACCACCTAATGGACCAAGAAGCATACCTAATGAAGCACCTGTTAAAGCTGAACTACCAACACCTAAAGCTTTACCAGCACCACTATTATAAAATTCTTCATCTTCACTACCTCTAAGATAATCCACTCCCATACCAGCTAAACCAAGACCCATACCACCAACAAGTGAACCCATGCTACCAGCTGCAAATCTAGAACCACCACCAGCCAATTTAGCTAATGTCTTATTGCCACCAAACCTATTTAATGTAGCAGCACCTCTACTCATTCTAGAACCGCCTAAACCCATAAATCCAGTACCTCTAGAAGCAACACCACCAGCAACTCCAGAACCACCTCCGAAGCCACCTCCTAAGCCACCACCCATATTAAATCCCGTTCTGAGTAATTTACCAGTAGCTATCCAAGACGCAGCTTTAAATAACCCAATACCTAAAAGTGATTTAATAGGGTTTTCTATAATAAATTTACCGATACTACCAGCTAATTTAGCAGCCCCACCAGCAAAATTTCTAAGAGTAGTATAAAACCCTTCTTTATTCCATTTCTCTTGTAAATCCTGTAATGGTTTACCTAAAAATTCTTTTAAGTCTTTAGCTACAGGAACTAATACTTGCTTAAGTGTCATTGTCAAGTCTGTAATAACTTCTTCAAATGTTCTTGCAGCTTTAGCCCTTTTTTCAAGTGTTTCTTTTTCATTTCTAATTGAATCTAATTGACTTGCTTCTAAATTTTTAACTAATTCGTCTTTACCATCAATATTAATATAAAACTCACCATTTTTTAATTCAGCTACACTTGATATAAACTCCTTATCTTTATCTTCAAAATTTATTGGTGTTATTGAACCTATGGATTCTATCTTCTTTTGCTGAACAGCCATTTCTTGAAGTTTCTCAACACTAAGACCTGTCATCTTAGATATTTCCCTCATTCTATCTCTTGCAAGACCTCCCATAACCTCGAAAGAGCCCGTCTCCTTGTTGAACTCAACAAATTCAGAGGTAGCCTTACCAATATCCTTAGCGAAGCCTTCCATGTCATTTCTAGCCTTAAACATAAGTGTCATAGGGTCACCTAGTTTTGCGAACTCTCCACCCATTACAGATAGTTGTGCTGCCATTTCTATAGCACCTTCTGGTCTAAACACCTTATCAGCTAGACTGGCGATGCCATCCATATCTAATTTAAGTCTAAGAGCATCAGACGACATTTTACCTAATGCCTTAACACCACCCTTAAAGTTATATTTTTGAGCTAATTTAAGATTCTTTTGTAATGCTTGTGAAGCCGCTGCACCATTAACACCCATTTCACCAGCGATGTTCATAGTGTCTTCAACCATCTTAGCACTAGCTTCAGCACCAACACCAAAATTATCCATAGCTGAAGCCATACCTATAGCAAACTGTTCGCCAAGTCCAGTACCTTCAGCCATTCCAGCCATAGCTTTAAGACCACCTTCTGTAAGTCTTACACTTCTACCAATTTCTTTACTATAACCACCTTGTAATATTGCTAACTTTTTCAAGTTAACACCCATCATTGTGGTACTATCAGCTGCGGAATATAAATTTTTTGAGAAAGAATCAAACTGGGAACTACCAAGAGCCATGCTTCTTGATGCGTTACGGATTTCTTTATCCATATCAAACACACCATAAGACCTAAGCTTATCCCAACCCCACTTTTTAACAAAGTTACCTGTTGAATTAGCTATTGATTTAAGCTTATTAGCTTCTTTAACTGATTCTTTTAAATTTTTAAGAGCCTCTTTATGTTCTTTGTTTTGTTGATTTAAGTAACCAATTCTAGATTTTATATATGGTTCCTGTTCTTTTAAGACAGCTAAAGTCTTTTTTTCTTGGTCGGTTAGTTTTGAAGCTTCTTTTTTTCTTAATTTAGTTAAAGTTTCTAATTCTTTCTCACTAGCCTTAATTTGTTTTTGAGTATTAATTATATCCTTCTCTACTTCATTAATCTTTTTAGTAGCTTCATACCATTTACCAATACCCTTCTCAACTTCTTGAGAACCCTTACGAACATCAGCTAAGTTTCTTTTAAACTTATCAAATTCGTCATTAAAATCTTTAAAATTATCAGCCATTAGAACTTATACTTAAATTAATCTTACTTTTTTTCTTTATTTTTATTCTTACTAGATTTAACTATTTTAATCTTACCTTCACCAATATCTACCAATTTTTTACCCTTATCTAGTTTTCCTTTTAAAATGACTTCATATATTTTGAAATTATCATTATCTTGTAATTCCTTTAATATATCTATTCTGTATTTAAAAGCACCACTAGTTCTTTTATCTTGAAAGTTAGTTGCTAGGTTAGGATAAATATCACCAGGACCTCTTTTTTTAACAATTGTGTAATATCTTCTACCTTCTTTCATAGGCATATCTTTAGTATTACTATCTGTAACTCTAAACTGAGTAAACTCAATCATCTTCTGTTCACCAGTTTTAAAATCCTTTAATAACTTTGAATTTTTTTCAGCTGACTTAAGCCATCCAGATAATTTTTCATCAGCTGGTATAATACCTCTTTCTTTAGCAACGCCTATAAATTCTAAAAATGCGTTAGGTTTTCTCCAAAGAGCATTCCTAAGGATTTTATCATCTTTCATGAATTCTTTAAACTGAGCTTCTATTTCATCATCAGACAAACCATTAAACTCATCTTCTTCAGAATCTATTTGACTCTTAATATCTGATGATATGTAATTATCTATAGCATAAATTACAAAATCTTCTGACTTAGATTTAACATTACCACCATCTTCAGCACCACCAACATACTTTTTCATTTTTATATCAGCGTAATCGGGTTTGAATATAACTTTACCAGTTTTATCATCCTTAACTTCTTTAACCTTTAAATCTATATTTTTAGAGTCTAATTTAAATTCTATTTGATTACCAACTAATTCTTTATACCTATCAGCCTCTTCACTTCCGTAAGCACTATCAATCTCCCAAGAAACACTACTTGAATCTTTACTAGTAACAATTAGATTTAATTGCCCACCACCCTTAAATTCAAATAGATAAGTATTATCTAATTTAGACTCTCTAATAGTATTTAATAAATCATTTACAGCATCAGTTCTAGTATCTTCTTCAGTTGGTTCTGAATTATCTATATTATCTTGTCCAGGCTCTTCAATTGCACCAGTATCAACATTAACATTAAACTTAGCTTTTAAATTAGAATCTAAATTACAATTTAAATCAGTACCAGCACCCTCAAAAACTTTAAAATCTTTAATTTTATTATTTTTTTGTTTCCAGTTTTTAACGTCTGATTTAATAGATTTTATAGAACTAGTATCCTTTATATTCTTATGTTGTTCAATATCTGCTGATAACTTACCATCACCTTGTAAACTAGAAGCAGTTAAGAACCAGAATTCATTCTTATGAACACCATTATTACAATTAATCATTAATATTTGACCACTAAAAGCATCAATAACTTTGAAATGTAATTCACTACCACCCAATGTAGTAACCATTATAGCATCACCAGCTTTGATTTTTCTAATAGCATCGGACATATTCTGTTCCAATATCAATCTATTATACTGGGATTCAGTAATAACTAACTTAGTTTTGGGTTTATTGAATACCCTGTTATATTGTGATTCATTAATAACTAACTTCATAAAGATGTCTTTTTTATAATAAATATCTAAAACATAAAAAAATACCCAACTATTTAATTAGTTAGGTATTTGTCCTGTTTTTAATTTAGACTTTAATTGTTCACCACCTATCCTTGTGGTTCTAGAACCCTTAGCGTTTTTATTCCTAGCACTCTGCATTTGCTCCTCCATCATTTCATTTTTCTTATTATTTTCATTAATAAGTGTTAATAAGAAAAACTTTCTTTCATGGGTTGGTGCTGATAAAACGTCTTGATAAGTCATACCTAAATGTTTTATACAAATATATATCTCCTCTAATAGTCCTGGTTTATATTCTGGCGTTAGGCCAAAAAAACCTTGGCGTAATGGGAAGAAACATATTTATGGACCCACCTCCAGGAGTCCTTACATCGATATTCATATCAATGCCACATTCTATCTTAGATATGTAATTTCTTAGACCTTGAGCATCTCCTACTCTCATAGAGTTTGCGAACTCTTTTATGTATGTTCTGTCTTTATTTCCATCAATATCAACTAACTGCCTTTCCAAAATAAGTGTTTGTTCTTCATTAATTGGATTATCTTTATTTTCTTCTACTAATTTCTCAAGATTCTCTAACTCACCAACTGTAAGCATCTTAAACCTAACAGTTTTTTTACTTAACGGTAATTCATAAGTGAAAAGACCATCAGATTCTGGCTCAACACTTAAATTAACCGTCTTAAGGTCAGATAAGTTAACTTCAGTCTCAAAAGGTTCATCATTCTCATCATAAGCTAATATTGGATACATTTCACCATACCCTGTAGCTCTAAGCCAAATCATAATTGCATTTCTATCACCAGGCACCAAATTCTCATACCTTAAATCTGGTTCAAGTAATTTTCTATTAATAAGAATCTCTAAAAATTCACCACTTTCAACTAAGTTTGGTGAAGTAAGAATATTTTCATCTGCTGTGGTTAAATAAGCAACCTTAACACCTTTCTTTTTAGTTTTATATAATTTACCCTCAGAAGGTAATGGAATAACATCAAATGGTTGATTAAATTGAGGCTGACTAATAGATTCAATGTAAGCATCATTATTATCCTTATTAGGTTCTTCATTAGAATCACCAGAATTATTATTATTATTATTATTATTTGTTGGTGGTGGGGTTGTTGGAGGAGGTGTTCTATCAGCTCTCTTTTGTTCCATTTTTTTAGCTCTTTTCTCATCCATCTGTCTAGCAATTTCTTCTTGTTTTCTTAATTGCTCATCCCTATTCCTTATTAACTCTTCATTATTCTTTCTCATTTCAGCAGCAGCTTCAGCTTCTTTTTGAGAACCATAATCTGTTTCAAGATTATTTTCACTAGCTAATTGATTAGCAATTCTTTCACCAGTATCATTAGCTTCATTGATTTGTTCTTTTGTTGGAAAAACATTAGGTTTTACATCACTCATAATTAAAACGTTTTAATAAATTTTTATATCCTAAATCTACTTAATAAATATCCTAAGTAAAGTTTTTTATTGCTTTTTTAATCATATAGTATTATATTTGGTTTAATATTAAAATTAATTATTATGGAAATAAACGATATTAAAAAAGAATTATACAAACAAAAACCTACAGCTAACATTCTTTTTATTAGAAAAGGTGTTGCATATTACACAACAATAATTGAATTTGAAGAACAAACACATTCTGTTAGATTTGAAGTACCTGTAGACGATATGGGTGATGCTGATTTTTTCCCAGAAATGGATGGTAAATTATTAATTAGGTATATAAGTAAATAAAAAAAGACCTCTTAATTGAGGTCTTTTTATTTATTTTTTTTTTAATTACTAGGTATAGTACCGTTAGTTGTTGCTATATCACCACGTTTAGATTGACCCATGTATTCTAATTTATAATCAGTAATGGTATAATCTGCATTATTACCTTCAAGTCTACCTTTTTCTTTAAGATATAATTTTTCTTCTTCAGCTTTTCTTTCTGCTTCTGATAATTTATGGTCTTCTAGTTCATACCATGAACCCCTAGTTTTTGCAGCATAGGGTTGCATTGTCATTGTACCCCCATCATCTGTTGCTAATGTTGCATATTGATTTGGTGAAGTAGGTTCTGCTACGTCTTCGGTTCCATAAGAAAATTTATAAACATGTGGGGTTTTCTTTTGACATGAAGCGGCACCACCAACAATAGCACAAACAACTAAAGTTTTAGCTACAGCATCTTTATAAGATTTAAATTTTTCCCCAACACCTTTAATCAAATCTTCACCTAACATATCTTCTTTAATCATTAGATTAATTTCATTTGGGTTAACACCTAATTTATCCAATTCAAGTTTAATAACATCTGGTATATCACTATTAACATCTTCATTTATTAAACCCTTTGAAGTCAAATATCTTTGTTCAGCTAATAAATTAGCCTTTCTCATGTTTTTTGTTTTATCAAATCTTCTCATAACAGTTTTTATTTATAAATATTAACAATATATAAAAAAAGACCCCTTAATTGAGGTCTTTTTAAAATATTTAAATGTTTTAATTTTAAAAATTAATTAGAATAATAAAATCGCTCTATCAAACCTTAAATCAGCTGTGATATCAGCGATAGCATCATCATCCATTGATAAGTCACCAAAGTTAACGTTAGTCAACATAGTTCCTTGTAGTAACCACTTTTCAATAACAACACCTGTTGGGTCAAGCATTTCTAAATCAACTTCTTTTTTATAACCAGCAGCATAACCTTGCCTACCAGTGATTGATTCTGATTGCAAACGCACCCATTCCATAATAGCTTGCGCAGCTGAAGGACCAATAGGGTCTCTAAATGTAACTGAAATTGATTCCCAAGTAAATCTACCGATTACCCAGGTAGATGTGTTAAGAAATGGAATTTCTACTTCATTTTGTGTGATTGATGGTCTAGAAGCAGACGCTAACCACCATTCTTGAATACCTAATTCAGCTGGAAATCTTAAAAGCCATCTATTCTTTTTCTTTGGTTCGTACTGAAAGGGCATTTTCATCAATAAATCTGCCATGTTTTATAATTTTTTTTCTTTTATTTATTATTCTTTATTAATAAATATGTGATTTGATTTTTTTTATCTATTTTATCACATTTTATATTTATTTTTTTTAATATTAAGGCTCAATTAAGAGCCCTAAGATTAAATATTATATCGATTAAATATCATCGAAACTTGCACCAGTGTTCATAATGTTGAACTCAACACAAATGAATTCTAAAGCTCTTGTTGGTTTCAAGAAGATTCTACCACATAATTCGTTTCTATCTCTAGATTCTGGAGAATCATCAAGAACCACTCTAAAGTCTGTAAGACCTCTATCAGCTCTAATGTTATCTAAGATTGGGTTAACAAGACCTAAGAACTGGTTTCTTACGATATCATCATTTTGTTCGAATAACAATCTGATTGATACAGCAGAAATTAATTTTCTAGCTTGTAATAAAAGTCTTCTAACATTAATTCTATTAAGAGCAGTATCTTTAACTTGAAGTGTTTTGTTACCCCAAATCTTAATACCTTCTGAAGCGAAAGTAGCAATTGGGTTAACTCTACCATCGTAAAGAGTATCTCTTTCTGCAAGTGTTAATTTCTTTCTTGCTTTAATAGCTTGAACATCACCTCTGTTTACACCAGCAACTGCGAACCATGGGAATGAAATGTTGTCTGTAAGTGCAATGTTTCTTACTACGTCTCTTGTAGGTGGAACGTAAATGTAAACATTGTTTTCAGCATCATTAATCTGAATCCAAGGCCAGTAAGTAGCTGTATAGTTAGAGTCAAATTGACTATCAAGTGTATCAACAACATCCTCTGGTAATAAAACATCACCAGCAGCATCTGTATCTGGAGTAGTAACAATATAAAGTGAATCCGCTCTATCTTGTTCTACCATTTCGATAGCTTCCTCTACTAAGTTACTATTATCAAAAGTATCGATACCTGGTGTAGAGAATATATTAACATTTGTAGCTTCTGGGTTTTTGAAAGTCCAAATAGCCTCTAAATATGCGTAGTAATCAGAGTTAATACCTGTATCACCATTTGTTAATGCTCTTTGTGTAAATACATCACTTGATAAACCAGCTTGACCAGCAGTACCATTTATAATATACTTATCTCTATTTGTTCTTCTTGTTCTATGTACATCCCATCCATCAAAACCACCATATGGTGCGAATGTGAATTTTCTAGCATATACTTTTTCATAGTCAGTACCAACAACACCAGAATCACTCCTAAATTCAGCGTTACCTGTGTCAAATTCGTAAACTGGACTATAAGTACCACCAGTATTATTAATTACGATTTCAACATTATCAATAGTTGCACCAGTAGCGTCAACATCCATATGGAAACCTTTAGTTAAACCAGTCCATTCATTTAAATCACCAACTGTTGGAATACCCTTATAATCGAAAAAGTCTTGGTCAATACCTTTAGTCTCAGAAAGACCTAAATAGAATTTTCTCTTATTTTCGAAAGCACCATAAGTTTGTTTATATTCAATTGTTGGTGTTTGAACTGAAGTGTTACCATTAGTTTGGTAATCTCTAACTGGGAATCCTACGAAACCAGCTGGGAACGCATCAGAAGTATCTGATTCTTCCTCAAGTTCAATTAATACATAACTTGAACGTGAAGCAAATTCACCATCAAGTGTACCAACTCTCTTAGCAACATAGTTATTAGACGTTGGGTCCATACTACATCTTGTAAATCTTTCAAATACTACAGGTTTAGCATCAGTATCATCATAAGCTCTGATTTCAATATCAAATTCTTTATCATTTAATCTAATATTCTTGATAGATATTTTAAATTGTCTGTTAGCAGCATCACCATCAGATATTGTGTGAAGTCTGAAAAGTCTTAATACCTTATTACCTCTTAACTCAGACACAACCCAAGGACTAACCGCTGGTTGATATTCTTGTAAATAATCATTAAAGTCATCACCATAGTTAACTAATGAGTCAATATTAATACCTCTCACTTGGTCATTATCAATATAGTCTTCTAACATTTCACTAAATAATTCTTCAACGAATAATGCAGTCTGACCATCTTGAGCAGCTCTACCTAATACTTTAGTAATATAATTATTTTTAGTCTTATCAAGTGATAATGAATACGAGAAATTACCTTGAGTTGTAGAATCACCAGTGATTGTGAAATTACCTAATACATTAGATTCAGCTGTTGTAACTGAAGGGTCAAACCCTATATCAGTAGAACCTGTAATTTGATGTCTAACGAATTCATCAGCATCAACAGTTGCTCTACTTCTTAATAATGCAACAATCTTATCTTCTACATTTGAGAACCCAGCTCCAGAGTAGTGAACTGTAACCCCTGAAGTTGTACCAGTTTGTAAAGAACCAAAAAGTCCTTCAGCAACTACTTTATGATTAATACTAGCACCACTAAATGTATCACCAGACTTATCGAAAACAGGTCCTATAAGTGTTGGTGTAGCAGCAGTTGAAGCTGTAGCTAAATACGCTAGTTCATTTGTTAATAAACCTTCATCCCATAATGATTGTACTAATGGGTCACTAGAAACAACAGTAGTAAGAGTACCACTATCAGCAGTATATGAAATTAAAGTAGCATCTGTGATACCACCACCAGTAGTACCAGTAGTAGAACCATCTAAAGCTGCGTCAAGTGAAACACCCCAAGCTAAACCAGCATCATAACCAGAAAAACCAAGTACTCTTGTTACGAATAATTGGTTAGATTGTGATAAATACGATTTAGCGATGTAAGGTAATTCATATTTAGGCGCACCTGTATCTTTTATTTTTGTAGCGTTGAGCCCACCAAAAAATGATGTGAACTCGTCATAGTTTGACACGAAAATCGGTTGGAAAGCTGGGCCCTTAGTTGTCTCACCAACTAAACCCAAAGTTGTTACACCAACTTGTCGCGTTACGAAAGTTAAGTCTCTTTCTGAAGTATAAACTCCAGGACTTACAAATACCTTATCAGCCATTCTTTACTTATTTTAAATTTTTATTATTTTCAGTTATCTAATAATAAATATGTAGTAAAAAACCAAAAGAATTTATATGGTCTTAAAAAGACCATATTTAATGAGCTTTTTTTCTTACTTTTGTCATACTTATATATAAATACTATATATTATGTCTATAAAACGTACAAAAAACCTTAAAATCACGCCAAACACACATAAGGCGCTTAAAGAATATTGTCAGGAAAACGGTCTTAAGATGTTCGCATTTGTTGAAAAAATAATCAAGGAGTCATGTAAAAAACCAACTGACATTTATGGTGAGTAATTTTAATTTTTATTAGTATTATAACATATTTATAAATATGTCAGATAAACTCAAACAACTAGAAATTAAAAAATTACTAACTGAGTACTCCTTTCTATTAAGTGATGGTGAATACAAAAAAGAAATTATAAGTGAAAACACACCTAAGTTTATGGAATCCTTATCTAATAGAACTGGTAAGAAAGGTAATAAATCAAGTAAGAAAGACAAGAAAGAGTCTTCATCTAATAAACAAAATAAAATAGAAGTTATTAAGAAACTACAAGATTCTGAATTATCTAAAGATACTAAGATTAGAATGAAGAAGATGTTTAGAAACATCGTTAAAGTAACACACCCAGATAAAGTGAATTCACAAGACTTAATTGATTTATATATTAAAGCTAAAGAATCATATGAAACGAATGATTTATTAGAATTGTCTTATGTAGCTGAGAAATTAGATATGGAAATCATTTTTGATTATGAAGAAATTAGCTTACTTAAAAAACTAATTGAAGTTAAAAAGACTGAATTAAGTAATATTGAAAAGTCTTGGTTATGGTTATGGTCTTCAAAAGATAATCAAGAATATAGAGATAGTATCATTGAGTTATATTATAATAAAATGTATAAACCTATAGAAGAAAATAATAATAATAATAATAATAATAATAATAACATGGAAAACTTAGAAGAAATTTTAAATGAAATATATGAGCAAATACCATATTTAGAGTATCGAAATAAAACAGATTTTAAAGGAGAGCATAATGAACTTTATGGTGAACTTACAAGAAAAGGAGTAGATGGGGTTGTAAATCATTTTAAACAATACTTTAATAAAGACACTGTATTTTATGATTTAGGTTGTGGGTTAGGTAAAATGGTGTTACATATAGGATTGCAATATACACCCAAAAAATCTTGTGGGATAGAATTATCAAAAGAAAGACTAAAATGTGCTAATGATTTAAAAGAAAAACATTGTAAAGATAATAAAATCATTTCTTTTATTGAAGGTGATTTCTTTGTTAATGATTTAAATGATGCCACAATTGTTTATGTAGATAATACAGCTATGTCACATGATATGACAAAAAAGATTATTGATAAATTACCTAAAGGTTGTTTATTTATTTGTAGAAAAAAACCTAATTTTATTGATACTGAAACTTTAACTGGTGAACAATTTGTGACAACATATAACACAAAAAAAATACATTTTTTAATAAAAAAATAAAAAATATGAAAGATTTAATAAAACTTTATGAAAACTTTTGTTTTTTAAAGGGTATCCCTTTTAAATTAGATGATAGTGTTAAGAGTTATGATGATACAACTCTTTTTTGTCCAGCTGGTATGCAACAATTTAAGGACAAATTTAAAAATCCTGACAACACCACAATAGCAAATATTCAATCTTGTATTAGACTTAATGATTTGGATGAAATTGGTGATGGCACCCATATGTTACATTTTAAAATGATTGGGTTATTTTCTTTTGGTGAAATGACACTTAATGAGGCTGTTGATTTTTGGGTGGAGTTTATTAGGGGTTACTTAGGTATAAAGATTGATTATGTTACGATTCATCCAGATAAATTTGATAATTGGAAGTGGTTATATGAACGTCATCGTATCCCTATTAAATTAGATAGTGAATGTATTTGGTCTGATGGTGAAATGGGTGGTTATTGTACAGAGTTTTATCATGATAATGTTGAGATTGGTAATATCGTAAATACAATGGATAAGTTTATTGATGTTGGTTTTGGATTCTCCAGAATTAATGATATTATTAATGGTAAAAATGAATTAACAAAAAACGATATACTTATTGACGCTATTAACAAGATAATTGAATCTGGATTTAAACCAGGACCACAAAAACAAGGTTACATACTTAGGAAACTTCTCAGACAACTATATGTAGGTGGTGGTAGTATTGAACACCCATTATTTACAAAAGAGGTTGAAAGACAAGAAAAGGCTAAGGTTAGATACGAAAGACTTAAAGATAAACATTCTGATAAACCAAAAGAATGGTGGTTTGATACTCATGGTATTGACTTAGACGAAATGTAATCTAATTACCCTTAATTCAGTGTAATTAATTTAACACAACAGAATAATTATGAATATAATATTATTAATAAGAAGTTATGATAGAGGTAATTACTTAATAAATACGATATCTTCTATAATTAAATCAGATATTAATTTATGCGATAAAAGATACATATATGACGATAACTCAAAAGATAAAATAGTAAAAGAAATATTAGAAGGAAAAGATTTAAAATTACCAAACAAAGAATTTGATGTAGTTATTGGTGATAAAAATTTAGGTTGTAAGTATTCATTCATAGAAGCATTAAAACATATTAAAAACGAAAATAAAGATAATAAAGATTATCTAGTTATTACTATTGATAATGATGTTATAGTCCAGAAAGACTGGATTAATAAAACATTAGATATGTATGATAAAATAAAAAATATCTTTAATACTGATAATTTTTTATTAACAGGTTTTAACCCAACAAACTCTCATTTAAACATGATTAAAGATTATGGTAATTTCTACCAAAAAGAAACTTGTGGCGGTATTAATTTAATATTCCATAGTAATATGATAGATTTTATTATGGAAGGATGGGAGAAAGGTGATAATGACTGGGGTGTTATAGATAAATTAAAAGAGAAAGGATTTCCCTTATTTTGTTTTAAAGAATCTATAATTAACCACATAGGTAAGTTAGGTTTATTTTCAGGTAATTTGGGTTATGACGTAGATAAAAAATTTAAACCTTAAATATCGTAACCATATTTTTTAGATATTCCTTTTAATTCATTATATAACTTACTATTTTTAATATCATTTATTAAAGTTTCGTTATCTATTTTTATCACCTTTTCTTCTTTTTTTGTGTTTACCTTTTTATCTAATGGTTTTATTTTTTTACCTAAAAATTTGGATAGTGAATCATAATTAATATCCTCTAAATTTAATATTAATCTGTTTAAATTATAACCCTCAATCATTTTAATCCAACCAATGTAATAAGACATAGTTTTTTCAACTGAGGATTCATAATTTAAATCTACATATTTTTTAATTAATTGCACATATTCTGAGTTTTTCATATTTTCATCACTAAAAACATCTAATTCAACCCATGATTTAATCACATTTATTGGGTTTCTAACTATATGGATAAATTTTATATTTTCGTTATATCCTTTAATTGTTGTTATAAAAGGTACCGATAACCAACTACTCTCTGATTTTAAATTGCTAGTTATAATTTGTTTTCTATAAGATTCAAGTGTTGCTGGAACACCAAAAACAGATTCGTGACCGCAACGAATATTATTCATAGTCAAAAGCTCTGACATAAATCCAGTCCCACTCCTACCTGTTCCAATAATTAAATAATCAATCATACTTCAAATTTTTTTAAAAATCCCAACCATCCCTTAAATGACATCTTACATAACCAAATAAATGTATTTGTTTACCATTTTTATATTTGTCTAACATAGTTTTATAAAACAAGATATCCTCACTTGTATTACCTTCACTAACTACATTAGTCCATTTAACATCACATGTTTTTTTATGTGATATTAAACCAGGTGATTGTAAAATCAAACTTCTTTTAACATAACTCCTAACCCACCTACTATCTAATCCATTAATCAAAGATGATTTATTAGTTAAATGTCTATCAAAAAGCACATTATAAAATTTAACCTTATTAGGTGTTAATACCGCAAAATTATCCCACCAACATCTATTTATTATCCAATCTAAATTAAAATTATATTCCCAATACTTTAAAAGTATCTCTAAATAATTTTTTGTTAAAAAATCATCACTATCCATATAAGTTATAATATCACCCTCAGACATATCAACACCTATTTGTCTAGGTTCACCAACATAATTTATAGTTTCAGAGTCTTTTTCATACATTTTTTTTGAGCTATTCTCATATAACTTAAATTTAACTCTATCATTTTCCTTATAATTTTCATTATATAATTTTTCAGTAATTTTACAATTATCTGAAATAACAATTAACTCTGTATTCTTATTAGTTTGGCTTAAAAATGAGTTAACCGCCCTAATAAACTTTCTTTCTGGTTCAGTTCTACTCCCTGGGTAATCACCTAAATAAGATTGCATTACAACGGATATTTTTATACCTTTCTTACGATTGTAAGATTTTCTCCAATGCCCTACATGATTATGTATAAAATATTCATCACATTCATTTTTGGTTAAATATTTTGGTTTATCATCTAACTTGTCAAAAACCTCACTTACAACGTCTGGACCAGTTGTATACAAAATGTCATAATCTTCCTTTATCTCTAAATCTTTTCTTTCCTTACACAAATCTAATATTTTTTGCATATTTTTAGAATGTGGTTTAGACATCATAAAATAGTTTGAAATCCTAAGATTACATTCAGGTATATTATTTCTAATAGGTAATTTTTTAGTGGTTTCACAAAAATAATCATCAGTTGTTGTCTCCTCAAAAAATAAGTCTTCTAAATGATTATTTTCTTCATATGTTTTATAAAACCCTTTTTTACTTAATATATCTAAATCAACATATATACCACCAAAATACTTTAAAATGATATATCTAGCATAATCAGATTTTTGTATATTATGTACATAACCTGTGTAAATATCTACCTCTTCCTCATTCATTATTTTTAAAACATCACTTTCCCTCCAAAGTATTGTATGAAAGTTTGGGTTATATTTTTTAAACTCTTTTAAATCTGTTCTTGAGTTACTTGGGTATTCATTATCATATAACAAAAGTCTATGAATTATTGGTGGTATTTTATCTTGATTCTTATATTCTTTTAAAATGTAATTTACCCCCATAAAATCATGATAAAAATCATAAGACACTTCTTCATTAGTTTCTTCTGAGTCAGACTTAATAACATCAACCAGTGAAGTCTTTGGTGATAATATCATACCTTCATTTTCCTTTAAGTATTCTCTAATTAATAGTTTATAATTTTCACTATTAAATAAATCTTTTAAACCCTCATATAATTCAGACTTAAACCCAATATTTTTAAAATCTAAATTAGAATGTGCTATATAATCCTTTTTAAAATGAATAACCTTACGTAAAGTTTCATTAGTTAAATCTTTAACAAAACCAGTTATTATAGAATTATCATATAGTTTATCACTAAAATACTCAAATGTTTTAAATAATTCAACTAACCAATCTTGTCTCATTATTAAATCATTATCTAACTTTATTAAGTAATCACACTTAAAGTTATTATATAGAATATCTAAACCTAATTTTTGATTTTGAAGTTTTGTATCTTTATTTGTTTTTGAAATTTTAATAGTATTAAATTTTGTGAATTTATAATTATTAATTAAATCTATAACATCTTTAGGTAAATGGTTATCACATATAAATAAAACTAATAATTTTTTATTTATAATCACATTATTTAAACTATCTAACATTTTTTTAGTTATATGATAATTATCAGTTATGTGAATAAATAAACCACTATCATATTCTAAATTAATATTTTGATATTCTTCTGGTGTGTAACCCTTATCATTTATTAAAACACCATCAAAAGAATCGAATAAAGGTAAATTGTTTTTAGTGTTAAGGTTGAAATATGAAACACCTTCGTATTTTTTACTATATTTTATTATTCTTTCATAAAGGTTATTATAACCCCATGTATTATCTGAATGGACTCTATAAACATAAAGTTCTGGTTTATATAAGACTGATAAATCGTCTTTTATATTTTCAATAAAAGTAGTATCTTCACCTTTTTTTAACGATGGATATAAAGTTTTAAGTTCGGACTTTTTATACATAAAAGAACCCTCCCAACCAATAAATGAAATTCTTTTACATTCTAATAATTCATTTTTTACATTATCATAAACTAACCAACTACTTAATATTGACCCATTTTTATTATTTATTTTTAAGTCTCTAAATTGTTCCCAAAGTCTTAAAGGGTGATACCAATCATCATCGTCCCATTGACATACATATTCACCACTAGATTCATTTATAGATATATTTCTTAACTCACCTAAAGTTTTTTTATTTTTTGATGAATCTACTTCAATAAATTTAATATCGATATTATTTTTAAATTCTTTAATTACCTTGTTTATCTCAGTATTATCGTTCTCGTAAATAATTATTAATTCCTTATTTGGGTATATTTGTTTATTATAACATGTTATAGTGTTTTTTAATAAATCATAACCATTTTTAGTGACACATAAACAAGATATTTTAGGTAATAAAACCATCCCACTTTTTTTGTAATATTCTTTAGTATGGTTTGAATTTTCACTATAATTTAAATTTAATAAATCATGAATTGCCACCACTTTTTTTATGTATTCCAATGAAGAGTAATGTTTATCTTGCCACCAAGTACCATCATATAAATGCATTAAGTATGAATATTGAACGTTTTTTGAAATAACCCCATTTGATATTTCATAAAAAGTCATAGGGTTAAAATATAAATTATCTAAAATAGTTATTTCATTTTTATTTTCATATCTTTCATAAACCCTATTAAAAAAAAGAGGCCCAGTCATATTTAAAACATCATCAGTATCGTTTGAATTAATTTTATCTGAATCTATGTTTCTAACAATATCATCTATCAATTCTTTTATAAAACTAGTATTAGGTTTGGAAATAATTACAGCATTAGATAGAATATAGTCAGTGTTAAAATTTAAAGCGTTTTTCCTATCCTCCTCACATATAACAACATCATTTATATTCAATAAATCTTCAATACTCTTTAAAGGTAATACATCTAAATCAACATATATCCCACCAAATTTATAAACATATAAGAGTCTTATAAAATCTAACTTCATAACAACCCTATCAAATTTATCTATAATGATTTTATATTGTGGAAAATATTTATTTACAAACGATTCATTAGTTTTATCACTATAGAATTTTACTTTTAACCCTTTATTTAATAAAACCCACCTCTTTAAAATGAATTCTTGTTTTTCTGTTAAGTTTTCATCTTTCCAAGTAATATGTAATATTTTATTGTTCATATCTTTCTATATAAATATTATCTTTTTAATTAAAATAATTTTAATACAATAAAAAAAGGGAGTCCCGAAAGACTCCCCTTTTTTTGTATATGAAATAAATTAATATTTACATATTAGAATA